TCACGCTGACACGGTGGCTTCATCGCGTAGTTTTTCCAGAATGCGCGCGATCTTGCTTTCCTCCTCAGGCGCTAGGTCCAGCGTCTCAACAAACTCTTCCAGTTCGCTCAGTAGTGACTCCATCCTTTCTCCCCCTTGCTCTCCCAGTCTCTCGACTGTGAAACACTGTATACACATACAGTAAACTTCTTGAATTTATCATTTTCGGACTGATTTGGGTATTAAAAATGGGGCCGCGGCCCCATCAGTATCAGTCAGCCTTGTCAGGCATCATGCGCTGGATCCTGTCAACAAGCGCCCTGCGATCCTGAGGACAGAGGTCGATAACCTCCAATTCCCCCAGCAGGGCATTCAACTCAACCTGCAGTTGGGCGGCGCTCATTGCACACCGCCCACACTGAACTGCTGAGCCAACTTTGTGAGCCCCTTCGGAGTGATACGAACCTGCTCACAAAGGCGCTCACCGCCATCAGCCAGGGGCACCATCGTCACCTTGTGCTCAACCAGCCCCTGCTGCACCTTGTCCTGGTAGCCGAGCCACTGCTTGCCGCCGGCGCGTTTGTAGATCCAGCGCTGGCTGCACAGGTGCTGGTTGAACTTCCTAGGCTGCTGTTGCAGGGCCTTGGCCGCTTCAGTCAGGTTCAGTGAACCGTCAGCAGTGGCGATCAGATCCAGCGCCTCCACCTTCGGCTTCATGCCTTCCACCTGCTCTTCCAGCACCAGCACTTTCTCGGTATAGGTCAGCAGCAGCCCGCGCATGGAGGCCGGGTCATTCAGTACCGACATGGGATCAGGCTGTGCGTTCTTCTCTTCCAACTCCTGCCAGCGATCCACGATTCTCGCCGTGAACTCTGGGCACAGCTGGGCGACCACGATCAGCGAGTCACGCTTACCTTGCTTGCCGGTGAACACGTAGGCCATTGTCTTGTTGCGAGGCCCAAGTGATTGTTTATTCTCAATTTCCACCAATGGTGGAGATTGGATTACCCCCCGTTCTGCCAAGCGTTCAATGGTGCGCTTAACGCTATCGTGACGGCTGCCGGTGAGATCTGAGATCTCAAGGCTGTTCATGGAGAGGCAATCGCTATTCAGCGGCCCTGCCAAAACTTTGGTTTGCTGATACTGTTGTTGTATAGTCATACCGTAACTCCAATCATTAGCGTGGTGGGTTTACATCCCTCGGCCTTAGCGGTTGCCGCCGCTGGGGCCGAATCATTTATGTTACTTGCTCTCGCTCTGCCCATCCCTCTCCATCTCCTTCCTCAAGATAAACAGCACCTCTTTGTTCATGCTGCGCTCATTGCCTTCAGCTCGCTTAGCGAGCCACGATTTGATGTCATCTGGCATTCTTATCCCTGTCGGTGGTATTGATTTGCTCACGTTCTCCTCTCTCGCAAATGACTACATAATGTAATCATTACATTGTGTAGTTATTGACGTCAAGCTCCAATGACTACATTCTGTAGTTATGAAAGTAAGCAACATTGCGCCATTTGGGGTTAGGATGCCGCCAGACCTCAAAAAACGGCTTGAAGTATCGGCAAAGAAAAACAGCAGATCTCTAAATGCTGAGGTCGTTCACTGGCTGCAAAAAGCCATGGATGAGCAGGCTGAAGGGGATGAGAGTGGAGTTGCTAGGCACATGCCTATAACCATGATCGATGGCTTCGGCGGCTGGGTGAACAACCAACCTTCCGAAGCTGCTACCATTGCGGTTCTGGAGCAAATGAGGCTGTTGCTTGGCGAGCTAGAAAATCAGATTACAAAAAAGTAGCCCCGTGTTTCCCGTACTTTGTGCAACTAGTCAAAGATTTTTAGTTCCATGTGAAGCATAGTTGATACAACTATGCTGTTTTAACGTGGAGTCATGTATGATGAAACCTGCTTTGTTATTGTCTTCTGTTGCCATTATTTCGGGTTGCTCTAGTAATATATATTACAACCCATATATAGAAAGTGATTCACAGCGTGCAATGCAGCTTGAAATTGATGACGGCTACTGCACTAGCGTTTCTGTCGGTGCAGTTCCGATGCCAGAGGTAAGACATTACGATAGTGGTGCAAGAATTTACACCTTTAATGCCAATGTTTATCAAGCCGGAATGCCTACTTCAAATATATCTGGATACGGTTCGGTGTCGCAATCTCCCGCAGACGCATTTTCAAGTGGCTTTGCTAATGGAGCTGCGATAGGCAGTGCAATGAGGGCTAGCATGGATCGTGATACTGTTTATGATGGTTGCATGGCTAGCCTAGGCTGGACTACCTCGAAGGATATTTCCAATGCCATTTATGCTGAAAGGCAAAATGTATCGCGACAAGCAACTGAAACAATCCAGAATGACGTTCCTGCTCCAGTGTTAAATGCCATAAATAATACGGCCTATCTAAAAAAATGGTATTACGAGAAATCACCAAAGTTTGATTATGCAGTGGATGTAGATGATAAATTAAAGGCGGATCCTGAGTGGGGTAATAAATCTCTTGAGGAGAGATTTGCCGAGGCCACCAGATTAACCAGAATCCACTTTGGCGAAATCTCTCAGTAACTAAAACAGCTGGTCAAGCGCCGCAATAGCAAATCCAACCAGAGCAATAAAAAAACTGAATGCCATAAAATCATCCAGATCGCTCCGGCTGGATTTGCTAAAACACCAGCACCCTGCTGCAAAAGGAATAAGTGCCAGGGTGAAGCTGAAACTGAACGCTTTTAGCGCCACCACCATCATTACCAACGCGAACAGTATCCACATGGCCGGGGTCCCTATAGGTTAAGGCCCTAGCTTACCCCCATTGCTGAGGCTCAACCAGGGCCGCAATTCACCACCCTACTTCCAGTTCTCCCTGTTCTTGTTGACCGCCTGATATGCCAGGTCATTGCGGCGTGCCAGCAACTCGTCAATGCGCCGGCGCTTTTCCTCTGCCGCCATGGTGCGGTCACGCTGGATCAGCTCAATCCTGTTGCGCACCACACGCACTTGCTGCTGGGTACGGCTCAGGCTTTGCCGTGATTTCAAGATCCCGCCCTGCTCCTCCAGCAGCTCGTTCGCCTTGTCGGTCAGCCCCTCGCTTCGGTACTGGTCAACGGTACGCTTGAGCTGGTTCACCTCGTTCAGCATCCGGTAGAACTCTTCCATGTGCTGAGTGGACTTTGCAGGGCCAGTGCCGCGGTAGACAGCTTTCACCAGCGGGATCTCGTCTGCCCGCCAACTTGCCGACTCCCCAGGTCGGGCAGCCCGGATCACGCCATCAGCGGCAGCCATCACATAGCTTCCCATTGTGCCGGTGTAACCGACCACCAGGTGCTCAAGCTGCTTTGGTGAGAAGCCAGTGAGCTCCCCCAGCTCGCGCATCAACAGGCTGGTTTGCTCGTTGTAGCGAGCCTCTGCCATCACAGCCAGATCCTGCGGGCCGTCGATAGGACCTCCCCGGAAGCTGTCATAGTTGAAGGCGGCCTCCACCATCGGCTTGACGATCTGGGGGGTCGGGTTGAGGGCGAAGGTGTCGCCAATCGCCCTGGCCACGGCCTTGCCGAACTGAGCCCCGGTATCCTTGTCGCCCAAGGCCCGCACCATGCGCTCGGGAATGGTGCCGAAAAGCACGCCAATCTCGAACGGCTTGGGGATCCGCCAATGGTGCTCGCCAAGCCAGAAGTGCCAGTTTGCATCCTTGTCCCAGTCCGGCAGCTCCTCATAGCGCTCATCGTCCCAGTTGTGCGCCAGCAGAGCCAGGCTCGCTGCCGTGATCATGCCTGCCCGTTTGGCGATAGCTCGCGGGTTGTCTCGCAGTTCGCGGGTCAGCTTGCCAAGACCCTGCACCCTGGCATTGAAGAACGGCAGTACCTGGGTCATGACCTGCATGGTGCGTGATGCCCCCAGCATCGAGAAATCCATCAAGTCCTTCGACTCGAACGCCGCCTGGGCGTGGCTCTTGCCGGCCTTGATGGCGGCGTCATAGACCGCCTCACGGTTACCGTTTTCAACCGCCTCACCCACCCTGCTGTATTTCTCCCATGCGTCAGCCACCACACCCTTGGCATGCGCCGCATTGCGGATGATGCTCTTCTCGTAGCGGGCGATTTGCTCCGGGGTCATCCCCTTGCGGCGCAGCGACTTACGCACGGTATCGGCCATGGCCTCCGGGTCATTGCCATTCACGTAGCCGCCCAGGAAGGAGGCTCCGCTGAACATCACATCGATGGTGCTTCCATCCATGGTAAGGGTCTTTTTCACCCCCTTGATGGAGTCAATCATCGGCTTGAAGCCGTCCTTGCTGATGGCCCAACTGGAGATGGAGTCGCGCAAGAAGTTGCGCAGCATGAACTCCGGTGAGGCTGTCACCCCGGCGGTGAGCAGGCGCTTGGCTTTGGCGGCCATATTGACCATGGTGCCGAACGGCTTGCGGTCGAAGAAGGTCATGGCGCGATAGAGGTCCGGATCCTCAACCCGGATCATGTAGTCCTCCCCCTCCAGCTTCACGGTGATCAGGTCTTTCCCATTCTTAAGGGCACGCCAATCCATCATGTTGGGTTTGGCAACCACCTCGATGATGCCGGTGTCAGCCAGGTTCCAAACGGTCTTTTGGGCTGCCATGTTCTTCATGGAGGCGTCGATCAGCTTGGATGTGGAGGTGAAGATGTTCTCGAGCAGATCGGCGGTGTTGGCCTCTCCGCCCTTGAGCTTCTTGATGCCGGCATTCTGGTTTGCAATCCCCTTTGGCTTGAAGGGGGCCAACACGTCGCCATCCTCCGACTCACGGAAGAAGGGGATATACCACTCGCTTTCGAACTCGGCCCTGGCCTCCTTGGTAAAGAGGCCCGCCTCTTGTGCCAGATCCAGGGTTGCAGCATTGAGGCGGTTCCAGCGGGCTTTGGCATCAAGGAACTTGGCCTCCTTGCCCTTGCCTTGCCCCTTGAGCGCCGCAATGTCATTGGCATCGAGCAGGTTCTCTCTGCCCTGCGCCATCAGCAGCTCGGCCCGGTGGCCAGCCATCCAACCCAGCCAGTTATGCAGGTCTGCTCCCAGGTCGGCAAAGATGCCGAGCAGCGCATCCTTCTCGCCGGTGCCCGCCTTGCGCTGGATCACCCCATCCTTCCACTCCGGCAAACCGTAAAGCATGGTCGCCTGCATGGTGGAGGCGGCCCCCGTCGCCATCCGTGCCGCCACATAGCCGGAATCTGCAGCATCGGTAATTCCGGCAGCATCCTCGGCGTATTTGATGGGGGCCAGCGCGTCGAGCACCTCGGTGTTGGCTTTCTTGATGACGCGATCGACCCATGAGCTGACCACGCCTCGGTCAACTTGACGGAGCTTGTTCAGGTTGGTTTTGGTCGTGTCGATGATGTCGGGCTTGGGTCCCAAGTTGAGCTTCTCCATGGCCGCATCAGCTGCGGTACTGGCCTGGCTCATCTTGATTCCGCCTTTCTGGGCTGGCTGCTCGGCTTCCTGGCTGAACTTCTTGCCGCCATCCGGCCCGCTGTCGTCTGGGCCGCTGCGCTGCAGCTTCTTGCCCAGCCCCTCGATCAGGGAGCGCGTCTCCGCGGCGGTGATGCCATCTGGCACAAAGCCAACCGCACGCAGCGCCCGGGTGACCATGGCCACGACCCGATCCCAGGCACGGCCCAAAGCCCCCTGCTCCAGCTCGGCGAGGTGGGCCACCACTTCTTCGGCTTGGGTGCCGATGTCCTCATCGGCGTAATGGGTGTTCACCCAGTCCCACACCGGCTTCATGCTGGGGTCCTTCTGGGACTGGATGAGGCGGCTCATCAGCTTGGTGTATTCCCCGTCACCCAGGACGTTGGCTAGGCCGTAGTGGGCCAGCACCTCATGGCGCAGAATCTCGCGCATCCGCTTGGGGTCGGAGATGGTATCTGCCGCCACGTGGAGAGTACCGGCATCGTCGTCGAATGCAGCGCGGCGGATCAGCCCCTCCTTGGTATCCAGCCCGAGGGATTCCTCCAGTTCAGCCTGGGTTGCGTGGATCTGCACATCTATGCCGGAAGCGCCGCGGTACTGCTTGAACCACCCCTTGGTTACCAGCTCAGCTTCCTTGCGAGTCAGGTGTTTAGCAGGTCGCATCCCTTGTGACATGGCTTGCTTGGAAAAGCGGATCCGCCCCTCGATGGCGTTGGAGATGATCTTGCCCGGGTTGGAGCGTGCCCCCACGATGGCCACCAGGCCGTCATGGCCGGCGGCCTTCAGGCGCTGATCCTGCTCCTTCAGGGTCTTGATGAAGTTGGGTGCGTCGATCTTGCCCATGGATTGCAGGTAGCGAGCCAGCTCTGCATTCATGCTCTTGCGCAGGCTGGCCAGCAGGTTGGGCTGGCCGTTGCTCTGGGCGCTGGCGTAGTCGGCGATCATGCCTTTGGCCTTGCCCCATGCGTAATTGAAGGACTCCTTCCCGATCACCTCCTTCGGTCGCAGCTTCTTCAGCTCGCCGCGCAGGGCCGTGATGCGGTCTGACTGGTCTTTGTGGTGGGCAGCTTGGCGGCGGTTCTCGGCGTCCTGGGCGGCGCTGCTCTGAGCCTTGCGGCCAGATCGGCCGGTGATCGCCCAGCTCGGGTTTTTTATGCCGTCGCGCATCAGCTTGCGGGCGTTAATGGCCTCCTCATTGGCCCAGGCTTGCACCTCGGCCTCGGCGGCTATCTTCTGCTCTGCCGTGTCCAGCAGACCAGCGTCCTTCAGGTCATTGAGGATCCGCCCCACGCTGGTGCTGATGCCGCTGGCAAAGTTCACGCCCTGGCCGCGATGGGTGGCTTGGTTGTAGAGGCGCTGCTGCTCCTCGTCGATAGTCGGGATACGAATGCTTACCCCGCCCAGCTCGACGCGCCCCTCTGTTACTCCGCCTGCGCCTTTTGCTGTGCCTGCGTCACCAGGTCGCGGAACGCTTGGCGCTGCTCCGTGGTTATTCCGTGCTCCGGCGAGCCCAAAAAGGTCTCCGCCGGACTTTGGCTGGCTGGCTTTTTGCTGGTTGTAGGCGCTGATTGACTTGAGGGTTTCATTGATCGCTGTCTCCGGGGTTGCTGGGGACACCGCCGCGCCGAACATGTCGGCTGAGGTGGCCTTGTTGAGCATAGTCAGGATGTCGCCGACCATGCCGGTGATCGCCTTGGCGCTGCGGGCACTGGCCGCGATAGCCTGGGCCAGAAGGCTGCCCTCCTGGCTGGTTTCACCACCCAGCATATCAGACTGAGCAGCCATTTCTTGCAGGGACTGCCCGCTGCGCTTGGCGCGGGCGATGCTCTCCACCGCCTCGGCGAGGTAGTTGGAGATTACCTTGGCCCGCTCCGGCGAGTGCTGGCGCAGCTTGGCCATGCCCACGGCGTTGTTGATCAGGGCGGTCGTGATATTGCGGCCGTCTGCATCCACTTCACCGGTGGCAGCGTCCAGCAGGCGCTGATTGTCGTAGCCATAGGCGAAGACGGCCGCCGTCACCCGCTTGCGGTAGGCATCATTCCACTGCCCCTCCCTGCTCACGTAGCTGTTGCTCTGGTTCTCACCGATGGCAGACAGGAACGCCTGGAGGAAGCGGTTGTTCTGGCTCGCCAGCACGTCGCCACCATCTGGGATGTTGAGCAGGTCCAGCATGTCGTCGGTCAGCTTGCCCGCGTCGGCGCCGGCATCCTCGGCGGCGCTGTTCGCCATCTTGGCGTCGGTGTTGGAGTCAACCACAAAATCGCGCAGTTGCTCGTCGGTCATGGTGGTAATCCGCTCACGCACCAGCACGGGCTGCTTCATGGCGCCGATCACGGCGGGGTCGATCCCGAAGTCGGCCGCATTGGCCTCGATGTAGGCGCGGTAAGCGCCGGCATCGCCGCGCTGGTAAGCCTGCCTCAGCCCGATAGAGCGACCGTTCCCGCTCTCCACGACAAGGCCGCTGACAATGGGGGCGCCGCGATCTGTCTCCGGGCTGGCCGCCAGTCGCGCGCCGTCCGGGGCGGCGGCCAGTTGGCCCACCTGCACCCGGTAGGTCTGCTTGGAGCGATCCCGGGGCTGGAGTTGCTGCGGGTAGTTGTGATTGATGTTTCCCTCGAAGTCGTGGGACGTTACCAGATCCGCCGCTTCCACGACGCGGTATTGCACCTCGACCGCGTTCCCCTTCGGGGTGGCCACGGTCACGCGCTTGCCCTCGGGAGACGGCGCCCGGGCGGTTTCGCCGACCGGCTTCTCCAGCACGATGATCTTGGTTCTGACGCCGGTCGGGTTCAGTGAGTCCTTGAACGCTCCCTCGCGCATTGGTTCCACCACGGCGCCCAGGGTATCCAGCCACGCGGCAAACTCCTGGCCCTTGCGGGTGGACTGCTGGCCGGCGCCGGCCGACACGATGGCCGCCAGTCGCCCGCCCGGCTTCAGGAAGTCATAAGCGTGGCGCACATGGTCAATATCCATGTCATTGGAGAATGGCGGGTTCATCACCACGGCGTCATAAGACTGGGCCGGGGTGGTGGCCATAAAGTCGCTACCCACCAGACCAAACCCTTTCGCCTGCAATATCTCGCGCAGGTCGCCAGCCAGCTCCACCGCATCGACCTTGGCCCCGGCAGCGCGCGCCGCCTCGGCCAACATGCCATGTCCGGCGGACGGCTCCAGCACCGTCATGCCCGGCTCAATCCCGGCCAGCGCCACCAGATCGGCGGCGTGACTTTCAGGGGTCGGGAAGAAGTCGATAAAGGCATTACGGTTACCGACCAGCTTGCGCTTGAGCGCGACCATCTTCTCGGCCAAGGGGTCGCGCGGCACGGCCTGCTTTTTCAACCCGGCTTGCAGGCGGGCCAGCTCACGCAGGGCGGCGCGCAGTTCGGTGTGATTGGTAATGCCCATGCGCTCCAGGCGACCATACCCGGCGATCTGATTCTTGATGGTGCTGGTGCTGTAGTCATCACTACCAGTGACATACGCCTTGAGCTTGGCAATCAGCTCCGGATCGCTCAGGGTTGTGGTCTTGTTATCCCTGTTTGCCGCAGCCTTGACCAGCGCCATGATCTTGGCCCCGGCCTGCTTGAAGCCGCTTGCCCCTTGCATCTTGGTTGCCACATCTTTGAGGTTGCTGGCGAAGTAATCCATGCCGGGCATTTGCGCCCCTTCTGCCATCATCTCCGGGGTGGCCTTGGCAGACCAACGTTCCCGGCCATCCTCGGTGCGCTCAATCATCCCCTGACTGGTCAGCGCCTCGCGGCGGGCTGGCGGCAAATTCCACAAGCTGCGGCTTAGCGCGTGGTTTAGCTCGGTCAACTGGGTGCCGTTAGCCAGGTTGCGCAGGTAAGTCACCTCGCCAGACTCAATCCCATCGGCAATGGCATCAAGCAACCCGGCAAAGTGCAACTCACTTTCAGCATTGGCGCGGGCGTTGGCGGCCTCGGTCATGCGCTTGTTGGTGTTCTCCTTGCGCTCGGCATTGAGTGCGGCGGTGGCCTTGTCACGCAATGTCTTGGCACGGGTGCGCAGGGTCTCGACCTGCTTGCTCTTGCTGTTGTCTTGGTCGGGGTCGGTTACCTCGGTGGGGGCTGCCTCGGCAGACGGGGCGGCACTGGCAGCCCCCTGACCGGTCAACCAACCACGAAACTCGGTGGCCTTGGCCTCATCCTTGAACTGAAAGCCCGGCACGGCGCCACCGACCTTGTAAGAGGAATACCAGCCGCCCAGCTTTTTGGCGTGCGCGTTGATCTGGTTATAGGTGTCGCGGTCAACCCGGTCGCCCATTTGCACCACAAAGAGGTCTTCCCCGCTCTTGGTGTGCTTGGTTTTGATAATGTCGCCGCTGGCGGTCGGGGTCACGGCGGTGGCAGCCTTCACCTCGTGGGCCTGATCCCGCTTGTCCAGATTGCTGGCGGCGATCAAATCCTCATAGCGGGCGCGCTGCTCAGGGGTCAGCTTGTCCAGCGAGCGGTATTTCAGGAAGGTCTTGAACTGCTCAAGGGTCTGCGGGTCGCGCAGTGCCTCCTTGGTGGCGGCCAACTCGGCATCGCGCTTGGCCACGTCCGCCCGCTGCTTGTTGACGAACTGCTGATACCGCTCAGGGGTGAGGCCATCCAGCGCCTTGGCTACTCGCTCTTCGATACTCTGTCTGGTGCCGCCGATGGCATAGGTCTCGCTGATGGTATTGCCATCACCATTGGCAGCCCAGCGCAGATCACCGATCAGCTGGTTGTATGCGGCCTCGACCACGACTGCCTTTTTGTCATTTTTGTAGCGGGCAGCATTGAAGCGGCTCATCTGATCAAGCAAATCCTGCTTGGTTTTCTTTTCCAGCTCAGCCCGCAGGGAGGGGGCGTTATCCAGAGCGGAACGGCTCATCGCTTGAAATTCAGAAAACTCCATCTCGCCAGAGAACAGGCGACGCTTCGCGGCGTGGTAATCCGTTGCGCTCTTGGCGCCGCGCCAGTCGTTGGCTGGCTCGATCTGCTGCGGCTTGGCTCCCGACCCCGCGGTATCGCGGTCGCGGCGCATCTTCATGTAAACGCCAAGGCGCAAGCGTTCCTCACCAACCTGGCGAGCACCTTCATTGGATACAGCAGCCCCAGTGCGGCGGCCGCCATTGCCGTTGAACTCGCCAGAGCCTGATTTTTGCAGATCGCCAACCTCGCCACCAAGTCGCTGGTACTCTGCTTCAAGCTCGGGAGTTGACATCTTTCCGTAGCGGCGATCCATTTCACTAAACAGCTCTGCGTCTGCCTGTGCGAACCGCTCATCCCTGGTGGGCACTGGCTCGCCTTTGGATACTGCCTTGCGGTATGCCTCCTCGGCACGCTCAATGGCGGACTCCTTGGTGTTGGCAGTAAACCAGCCTGCGCCTACTGCAGAACGATACTTCCAGTGCCCGCCATGCTCTTTTAGCAGGTCGCGATCTCGCAGCTCTTCCTCGCCAATACGGCCAGAAACAGCAGCCCCGGCATCTGTGGCCGGGGCTGTCAGTGTTGGGTCATTTTGCTGCTGTCCGTCAGGTACAGGTGCAGGCGCAGCGAGATCTGCCCGATCTCCGGATCCAGCTCGGTCGGTGAGTCCGGCAACGGCTGGTCCAGCGCCTGCTGCAGCCGGTTCGCCTGCGCCAGGCTGATCACCTGATCGCTCACTGCTGATTGCAGGTATCGGGGTAACTGGCTCATTGCTCACCTCTGCTTGGGGTTGGTTGCCGGGGATCACCTCGCGGTATCCGGTATCGATAGCTGGTACTAATTGGCTGGCCTCGCCCGCTGTGGCAGACGGTGCCGGAACTGTTTCAGCGCTTACGCTTGCAACTGGCTGATCAGATGGTTGATTCGGGTCGGTGACACTGATGTCGTCGAGTTGCTCAACGCTGGGTTGCGTGGTTTCAGCAGCCTTCGCCCTCTCCACTTCGGCGATCTCGGCCACCCCAAAGCCGCCACCATTGAGCGGCACCGGCATCTCCTGGCCCTTGCGGCTGGCCATGGCAGCCTCTTTCTCGGTTGCGAACGGCTTGCCTTTGCGGGTGATTCGGAGTGTCTGGAGCGGGCCAACTGCCGATTCTGTGGCGCTGCCACGCATCGGTTTGGCGTCAGGCTGTCGCTGATCTGCTCCATAGACCACATCACGGTGCGGCAACTCGGTACCGACCTCGCGAGCCTCCCCATCAATCACCGCGCCCGGCAGCTCGCCGGCAGGGTGGGCGGTAGCAGCCTCAGGCGGAAGCAGATCCCCCTCCTGCCCGTTCTGCCAACGGGTGCGCTCACCACCTCGAAACTGCGGGCCAGGGCCTGCCTGTTGGTCATCATGATCCCCTGGGGCTGCCACAGCCTCCCCCACGGGTTTGGCATTCGCATCGCCGGCGAAGATCACATCCTTGAGCGGCAGGGCTGGGCGCTGGTTCTCCATGGCTACCTGCTGGGCGCTCTTGTTGCCTGCGAACGGGTCAAGCCCGAGCTCGCCAGCCTGAGCTCGCTCATAAAGGCTCTTGCCCTGGTCGCCAGCCTGCATCTGGGCCGTGACCAGATCCTGCACCGACCGCCCGTACTCACCGGCCAAGGCTCGCTGAACGTCGCTATCCTGCGCCATCCCCTTGAAACGATCGGCGGTATCGTCTTGACGCAGATAGGCGGGAACATCACGCAGCTCGTCAAACTGGCTGCCGCTGGGACCGAGCGGGTTCAGATCTCCCTCGGCCTGCGAGGCGGAGGGCGCCTGCTCGCCGTCCTCCAGTGGAACAGATGCAAAGTTCGGATCCACTGTCGGACCAGCAGCTTCCTCCGTCACCGGCGCGGAAGGCTCTGCAACCAGATCGGCCCCAACGCCATCTTCCTGGCTGGCATGCTTACCGCCTCGCGCCCCACCGACAGCACCTACCGCACCACCTGTCCCCATCCCTATCAAGCCGCCCTCGATCGCGCTCGACATGACCCCCTTCATCGGGTCGATATCAGCGGCGGCCACCTCGTTGAGGGATTCGTTGACGGCGTATTGCTGCACCCCCTCCTCCAGGGTTTCGCTGATACCCTCACCTGCCGCACCCTTGCCTGCCCCTTTCAGCACACCACCTGCTGCAGCCTTGCCAGCCAGCATCTTGAACAGCATGGCGTCGCCCATCATGGAGCCCATGGCGGCAGCTCCCCACACCTTGGCATCACTCATGGTGGCGCGGCTGGCCAGGTTGGCCGTTTCCTCCCGGGCCAGCCCCAACTTTTCCTCATCAGAGAGATGGGAGGTCTGCTGATCCTGGTCGATGCGAGTAAACGACTGGCGGAAGGTGTCGCTGGCCGCCAGCTCGTCAAAGCTCATGCCCAGCACGGTGTCACGAGTGTTCACCCCCGCACTGCCGACTGACCCGGTCGCACCAGTGGTGACGGCGGCGCCGGTGGCAATTTTGGACACGGCCTTGGCGGCGACCGCTTCGGCTACCTCCTGGGTCGCGCCACGCTTGACCATGGATGCAGTGACAGCGCGGCCGATAGAGGCTTTGGCGGCCACCCCAGTCACCCCGCCAGCGGCGAGTGTCGGTAGCAAAGAGCCAACGCCCTGCGCCATTTTCATCGCCCAGACATCGATATCCCCTGCGCCATCCCCCAGGGTCAACCGGCCTTCTGGCGTTTCATCGACCAGTCGGCGTCCCAGTGCCTCCTTGGCGTCAGCACTCATCCCATCATTCAGAGATTCCGCCCCAGACGCGGCCAGATCACCTGCACCTGCGACCACATCCAGAACCGGGCTCAGTTTGTTGGCCATATTGGCACGAGCCTGTTCCAGGTAGTCGCCCCCCTGCTTCCCGGCATTCTCTTTGCCGAAGTTGCTTGCCTGCCGTGCCAGCTCACCAATGCCGCCCACGAGATCCAGTGCGCCAGCGCCCACCGCCTTAGGATAATCACTCCATTCTGTTTCGAGGTCTCGCTTTGGGGCCGCAGCTGCGGGCGGTGATGAAAGCTGACTGTTGATGCCATCCCAGAACTGCTTTCCTCGAGAGTCAGATTGCAGCGGTTGTGGCAGGGATGCGTCACGGAGACTGTGCTTGTCCATTCGAGTGGCCTCGGCTTTATGCAAAAGAAAAGCCCCGAGCGGCGAACCGTTCGGGGCTTTTGAGATGGGGCGATCAGCATGCAGACTGACCGACGATGGAGAGATGCTAACGCTGGGGTAGGTGAAAGGCAACTATCGGCGAGCCTGGGCCAGGCTCATCGCCTGATAGGCCGCCGCACCATCTGGTGCCTTGTTGAGCGTCGGCTGTCCATTAGTAAATGGTGCAATAACCGTATTCACGGCCGCCTCTTCTGCTGCGCGGTAGTTGTGCGGTTTATTTTTACCCCCTTCCATATTGCGCACCTTCTCAGCAGACACCGCCGCTTGCTTGGCTGCCTCCTCTTTCGCAACAGCTTGGCGCCATAACTCAAAGGCACCGTCCATTTTTTCCGGGCTTTCAAGATAGCTGCCAAGCCACCCCCCCTGCTCAGCCTCCCTCATAAACTGCTGGCGTTCAGGGTTGCTCTGGCTCCACTGCTCAGGATTGACACCAGAGGGTGCCGCACCAGGTGTCCCGCCAGTATTCACCCCGTAGACAGACGGCAAGCTTTCTCTGGCCTCATCAAATGCCGCTTTGACCGTGGCCGGATCCCCGCCATCGGCCAGCGCCTTGGCTTCTTGCTTGTGGAGATCAGCCAGGGCAGCCTTCAGCCCTTTATAGTCAGCCGGTGGATTAACACCGGTCTGTACAAGAAAGTTCTCCCATTGTTCTGGGTTTTGCTGGATCTGCTGGCTGACCTGGCGCGCCTTGCCGAAGTATTGAATCAACCTCTGGGGGGTGAGCTCCTTGACGGGGTCGCTCGGGTCACCAGTTCGGCCCTCGGTTATAGGGGCATCTTTGACAGTTTCTTCACCAGTCTTTGGGTTGATGTAGGTCACAGGGGCCTGAAGGAAGAATGTCCCGCGGCCTGTTGGAACAACCTCCACCTCTCCATATGACTTAATTACTCCTGTGGGGGTGACGGTCCCAATACCTTTTTCGAGATTGCCCTTGACCATATAGGTCAGAGCTTGCGTCATCTCGGGAGTATTAATTGCCTCACGCATTTTCCCCATATCCCAGACCCTGGCGTCCGGGTTGTTAATGATTGCTTTCATCCCTTGATAAACAGTGTCAGAACTCCGGTGCCATTGCGGGTCACCAAACACGCGGTATGGATTTCGCCCGGCGGCATATTCATGGTTCAACAAAGCATCTTGCTCTGGTGTAATTTGCTCTCCTCGCCCCAGCGCTGCTGTCGCCATATTGAACGGCACCTCATTGTCGAGCCACCACTGGTCCCGATTGTTCTTTGCCACGGCCAGTGCGTGAGACTCTTGGGCCCTTTTATTTTGCTCCACGTTAAGGCTCAGCATCGCGTTGGCGCGCTTATTATCCAACTCCAGTTGTTTTTGCCGTCCTGCGTATTCTAAGTTCCATCTGTCGTCGTCAACCTTATGGCGACCTCGGTTATATTTGGTTTCGTCCTCATACCGAGCGTCATCCTTTTTCTGCCGCTCCTGCTCGTTCTGCCACATGGCATCACGCAGGCCCATTGACCTCTCCATCCGCTCATCTTCTTTCTGGCCCCGCTGGTAGCGGTCCATGGTGTTGAAGCCAGCCAGAAAACCTTCCGCCAATCCCGATACGCTCATCATGCCCCCTTAAAACAGACTGTCCGCAAGAAACCCGACACCCGCACCAATCGCGGTCCCGATACCCGGCATGACCATGGTTCCCACCGCAGCACCGGTCCCGACAGCGCTCATGGTTTGCGCCTTTCTGGCGCTCTTGAGGCCCTTGTTTGCGGCCTCCAACTCCCCTTCCCGATTGGCTGCATCGCGCAAACCTGCCATGCCTTGCTGCCGAGTTTGGGCGCCGATATCCAAAATCCCGTATCCCATCAGGCTTTCCCCCCAGTCTTGATTGCGTCGCGAAGACCGGCATCCGCACCGGTCAGGATCCCCATCTGCCGAGACTGCTCCTGCTCACGAAGGCCGTTCTCTGTGCCGGCAGTCATCAAAGCCATGCGCAGCCCCTGGCTGTTGTCATTGCCGTTCAGGCTGGAGCCAACACCCATCCTTGCCATTCGGTTGTCAGTTGCTTGCTTGGCAGCCGCCAGGGCATGCTGGTTGTTTTGGTCTACCCGACCAAGTTGGTCCCGCAGCAACTGGCCATTCGTGGCCAACTCCATCAGTTCCTGCTGCTTGGGGTAAAAGCGAGTCTTCCAATCCTGGTAACTCTCCCGGGTAATCGTGGCAAATTTGTCTGCGGCATACCCCATGACTTACTCCTCAATATCCTTGGTTTTGCAGCACCGATGCCGTCGGGCTGATCTTCTTGCTTGCCACTTGGGTCGGCGACTTGAGCTGGCCAAGCCCATAAGCAGTTGCGCCACCTGCCAGTGTTCCAACCAAACCTGCAGTGGCCTGCTTGTCCTGGAACGACAGCTGGGCGTCACTGGTGGCTTTGCGCAAGCTGGTGCTGGCGACATCTCCCATCCCAGCAAGTGCCTCAGCTTTCTGGCCGGCACCAATGCTGACCACATCCTTGAGCCCTGCCACATAACGGTCTTGCTGACTGGACTGCGCTCGGTTGGTTGTATCGGTCTGACTCAGTGCCTGATCCGTCTCCAAATTGGACATGGCAGATTGGTACTTGCCGCTGGTAGGGTCCACGCCGCCAGCGGCCAGAGAATCAGCCAACCCCTCTCGAGCCTCTCCGAATGACTGAGCCGCCCCTAGCGCGGCGGTACCGGCAAGCTTGTCGAACTCCCGCCCGTTATTGAGGTCGTCCACCTTCTCCATGAAAAGGTCCTCATACCGCTGCAGGTCATTCTTGTAGAGGGACCATTGCTCGGAGGCCACATCAGCTGCAGCCTTCTGGGCTTCGGTTTCCTTGATTTCGTTTGAACCGCCCTTTCCCATCCCCTCACCTCACAGGTTGATCTGAAAAACAAACAGGCCGTCAGCATCATCTGGCTGACGCACCCAGCCCATTCTTGGTGCGACTTTGAGCCACCCCTTACGCGCAGAATGGAAGCGGAGCCAGCGGGCACCAATCATGCGGGCAAGCCGCTTCACTTCCGGCAGGTGGCGCTCCGGCGCCCCACCATCCCCCCACCCAACCCACACCAGGACTCCGGTAATGCCCTGCTCCACCACCGGCTTCAGCACAAAACCATCTGTGCCGCGCACAAACAGAAACGCCACCCGATTTTGGATGGCGTCTTTCAGTTCAGCGGATAGGGTCGGGTTGCTGGTATCCCTGGCAATGCGCGAGATTGGACTAAACATCAGAAAAGGCTCATCAGCCATACGCTGCCACTTTCGACGTACTGCCCGGAGATGCTGCTCACGTTGCCGTAAGGGACAATCTCGAACGAAATTGTGGCGCTCACGTTTGCAGGTATTACAAATGCCTCCTGCAGGGTCACTCGCATTGGAATGCGGTTAATACCGGTTGGATAGTTGGATTGGTACAGTGCTCGCCCTTGCTCAACCCCATTCATCTTGCAAATCAGGTAGATGCCAATTAAACCGGCCCCAGAAATGACCGCGTTTCCTGCAATGGGCTTTACGCACACTATGTTGCGGGCACGTTTGTATGCCACAACGCTGAAGTTTCCAGATGGCTTAATCAGAGCGGTCACATCCCCCACGATTCGGTCTGCGTCCAGCGTCCCCCTGATTGCGCAGTTTTCGTTGATAGTGACATTGTTCAGCACGCCATTGTTGGCGTTCACTGTGCCGGTAAATGTGCCATTCGACGCATACAGGCGATCGGTATAGATCGAGCCATCTGCGTAGATGATCGTGTGCCAACCCCATCCCCAGCCACCATATGGCCCGCCTTTGCCAAACCCGGCGGCGCCATCAGCCATGAAACTGTTACCCATGTCGATTACTGCGCCAGTAATGCGCGGCGCAGATATGCTCACGCCCGCCCTCACATAGTCAGCAGTGATCTTCTCCGAGGTCAGGATCTGAATGGTAGCCTTGCGGATGATGGCCTCTGCAATGACCGCCTGCCCATTGTCGATGGCGAATAATGGCGCCATAGGCGTAGAGCTGTTGGGGTCGAACACAAAAACCTGGCTGGCTGAGATGGCCACCTGACTGGTGCCGTCCGACTTGGCAATCAGGCCGATCCCGGCTGTGATTTGTCCGGCACTGGTCTTAGCGGTCCACATTGCCTGAGCACCGTTTTGCAGGTCAGCAATCGCCTTGCTCTGCTGTTGGACCGCGGCCGCATTGGCTGCGACTCTCGGATCATCGGTAGCCACCCACGCTGTTCCGCTGTAACGGTAAGGCCTGTTGTTGTTGGCAGTGTCAAACCACAGGTCACCAGTACCCATGCCAGTACCTGGAGCGGTGGCTTGGAAGAATGTCTTGTTCTTGCTGCCGGCGACGGCGGAGACCGTGCTTATCTGGCTGGCCAACGACTGCACTGCGTTAGCCCGAGCCGTAGACTCTTCGGTAATCTGGGCAGTCAGGCGCTCATCAGCCCCTTTAAAGTCGGCGGTCACCTGCTGGATCTGACTGGCCAATGATGAGTCTGCATCAGCCCTTGCCTTGGCCTCACTGTTGATTGCAGCAGTATTTTTCGCGACACCTTGACCGGCTTGATCGGCACTAGCCTGAGCCCCGGCGGCAGCGTTGCCTGCCGATTCAGCGGTTGCCTTCACCTGACTTAGCCGTTCGGAGAGTGCTTGATTAGCTTGCGCGCTGACCCTGGAAACCTCGTCAATGCTGGCAGCCAGCTCCTGCTCAGCCCCCTTGAATTCGGCATCCAGCGTAGATAAACGCTCAGCAAGGGCGCTATCCGCATCGCTTCTCGACCTGACCTCTTCAGCTATAGCGGCGCTGGTAGCCTTGTCAGCAGCCTTGAACTCCGCATCAACAACGCTGATCCGCTGAGATATGGCCTCATCTGCCGTTGACCGAACAACTTGCTCGTTGGTGATTTGCGCCTTGAGGTCTGCACTGGTAGCTCCAAACTCGGCCGTCAGTTGCTCGACCGTTCTTGCTTGCGCCTCCTGCTGGTTAGCCAGCGCACTCTGTTGCTGGAGGATGGTGCCTCGAGCCTTCCGGTTCTCCCTGTCTCGCTCATCGCCGGCAAGCGCGCCTTCAACCTGGCTGATGGCCCCGACATCAACCTCGGATTCCATTTTGTCCTGACGCTGACTTAGCGATTCTTCATTGCTGACCACCACGCGCTGCAGTTCGGTAATGCTGGCAGTGTTCTCCCCGACTTTTGCATCAGTGGCGCTGATCCGCTCACCAAGTGCTCTGTCGGCATCTGCCAGGGCCTTGCTCGACTCCGACAATGATGCAGACAAAGCTGTATCGGCGGCCTTGAATGCAGCATCGACAGTGCTGATCTGCTGGGCAAGAGCATCATCTTTGGTTGCCCTTGCCAGTTCCTCTGACGCAATCCTTGCGTTGGCTCCATCAAGCTCGCCGCCAAAATGGGCTTCCACCTCGCTTACCCGTTTCGATATCGCCTCATCAGCGGTGACCCGGGCCGACTCCTCGCCGGTGATGCTTGCGGTAAGCTCTGCGGTGGTCGTAGACAGCTTGGCGGCCAGCTTATCCTGCCGGAGAGACAGCGCCTCATCAGCAGATGCGCTCGATTGCGCCAGCGCTTTGATATCGGCATTTGCCTGCGCATCGGCCGCCTTGAACTCCGTGGTGACGTTATCAATGTGCTGCGCTAGTGCCGAATCGGCATCAGAGACAACCTTCTCTACCGACGAGATCCTGGCTTGTGTGGTGGCATCCTTCGCTTCAAACTTCACATTCATGTCAGTGATGCGCTGTGCCTGCGCCTGCTGCTCAGTCAGGATCACCTTCTGCTCGGTGCGAATGGAGCCAAACGCCTTCCTGTTCTCCCGATCCCGCTCATCACCAGACAGAGCGCCATCTATGCTGGCAGAAGCATTGTCATTATCTTGACCGCGCTGCAGCTCGAGCTCTGCGACAATGGAGTCAAAGCGACCAGCCGTAATACCGCCATCATCCTCGATGATCTCCTCAAGCGCTTGGATCTTCGCCTCAGAAGTCCCAGCCCGCACCTCGAGTCCACTGACCCGCTGGGCAGTGACCTGATCGCTCTCTGCAGTAACGCGAGCCAATTCCGTGATGCTGGCGCGCAGGGTTTCATCTCCCTGATTGACCTGCGCCACCAACCCATCAATTCGCTGGGCCTGACTGGAAAGCTCGTCTGTATGGACCGTCAGCTTGCTTTCGGCGTTAGCCAGCCGTTTGCCCTGCTCATCCACCTCCTGCTGTGTCGCCTTCTGGCTCAACTCCCCTTTGGTTGCGTTGAGTTCTTGCCCAATCTCGGTGACCTTCTTCTGCGCGTCGGTAAACTCTCCCTTGGTCACCGTCTGGCTCAGGCTGGCATCGAGGCCATTGATGCGCTGCTCTGCCTCAGTGATGCGCTTGCCCTGGCCATCAACGGTGACATTGTCCGCCTTGCTGGAGATTTGGCCGGCGACGGCATCCAGCCCTTGGTGCACTTCGGTGATGGAGGTGTGCAGTTCGTCTCGTACCGCATTGACGGCATCCATCGTGATGCTGCCATTTTCCGGATCGACGATAAACACAGCGTCTCGGAACGAGTCAAAGTCACCCTTGTACTTGTCGAGCTTTGCATTAAGGCGATCCTGCACCAACCCGATCTCAATACTCGACATTCCAAGTTGCTGCTGGGCATCGTCCAGCAGATCTTGTGCAACCTTCTGCCGCGCATCCAGCCCCGCCAGCTCCTGCTCAATGCTGGGGATCTTGTCCTCAATGGCAGTGACCTTGGGACGGATAACCTCGATTTCATCGACCTTCGGTTTCAGAATCGAGACTTCAAGCTGCAGCTGCGGAACCCCCTCAATAGGCTTGAGCAGCTCCTGCACCAGGTGGCTTTTTTCTATCTTGCCCTGCAGCTCATCGAGGATGTCCTGCACATCACGGCTTGTCTCTGCTGCAACACCCTGCACGCCCTGGAAAGGCCCACGGTCATCCTTGCCATTGACGAAGCGCACCCAGTAGTAAAACTTTGCACCTTTACCAATCGCGTCAGAGAAGAGGTTGGCCGACGCCGTACCCACCAAGGTGGCATCAGCTTGGTTGTCGCTCTCAGCTCGCCATATCTCGGCGTGAGCATGCCCCCGATACCGGGGCGGGTCCCACTCCACCAGGACTGTGTGAAACGCGCCATTGGCGACCACGTTGACAGGAGCATGCGGAAACTCCATTTGGCCAGGCGGGAAAAGGTCTGGATTCTTGCCTGGAACATAAACGCCGCCAGCACCAGGGCGCAGCTTAGACAGCCCAAGGGCAGCCAACTCCCTATGGGTAACCGCCTTGTCGAGGCGATCGCCACGCTGACCGGTCAACAGTTCCACGTTTTCCGATGTGGCCGCCGGATCCCGGCCGGCACGATAGGCTGGTTTCGTAGCCATTAGCTCACCATCTCCGCCATGCTGCTCGTGAGGGTGATCCTGTAAACCACCGAGTTTCCAAATACCTCCACCTGCCACATGCGACCACGCGCCGGCGGCAGCCGGAATGCCCCCGGTACCAGATTGCCAGGCGACAGTTCCATCAGTTGCTCGCCATCAACGAAGAGCTTGAGCCCAACCTTCGCCACATCTTTAGCCTGAACTCGGCAGCAACTGAAGGATGCCCCATCCGGTAACATGAACAGCTTTGATCGCCATCTGTACTCAGCGTTGTAATCGCTGCCGCCACGCCAAATGTGCAGATTTCGCCCCTTTGCGACATAGAGGGAGTCGCTCTCCATATCAGAAACGGCAGCATCCCAGCGGTTTGTCAGCTCTCGGATATCACCGCTTTTGGGGTCAAAGATGAAGCCATGGGTGTCCGTCAAGGCCACATACTTGCCTTCGTGATGCCATGCCCGGATGGTTTCGGGCTTCATGGCACGCCACTGCCTGCGGGTGATCACCTGCTCCGTAACTACCTGTCCACCGTTGGCACCAACACCAACAAGCCCGTCAGGAGAGGCGTACAACACCACTCCATCCATCGCTACCATGGAGCGCCCACTGATGCAGGCCTGTGGCAGCTGGCTCAACTTCTGGGTGGTTGCAGAGGCAGGGCTTACCCCCTGAGCCAGATAGGGGTAGCCCTTGGTGCCGATCACCAACGTGGTATCAATTGCAGCGATCGCAACGATGTCGTGCTCTGTGGTCAGCCGGTACTTCTCCGGCCAGGCGTAAGGGAGATAGGGCTCGCAGAGGTACAGCGAGTTACCCGCAAAACCGGCACACATGCCGTTTGCCATCTGGCACAGGCCGCGCAGGCCATCGGGCGGCATGGTGTAGCCGTAAGTCTCCAGCACGGCGCCCAGCTCCCCATCAGCTCGGTTATCAACGAAAGACGCTTGAGCGATCGGCAGCTCGGCAACAAGCAGGTAGTCCGCCACCCCGCCGCCTGACACCGACCGGTAGACGCGACGCTTGGTGATGTTGCTGTTCTGGGCTGTCGGAGGTGTCAGCGCCAGTGTCACTGACGAGCCAGGGATTGTGATTGTGGCTTTCCCGCTCACCGGCCCCGGTGGTCCCTCCTCTCCCATCGCACTGACGAAGGTGTCAACGTAGAAGCGGGTTTCGTCATCGATAGGGTCATCATCAACACCACCGTTCGGCGGCGTAATGGCACTGATGCCGACAGGCACTCCTGGGGCCGGTATGCCAAGGCGGTACCACGCCGTTGGCTTGTTGGCCCCACCAGTAGCAATCTGGGCATGAGTGACCTTGGGGTATTCGCCGTCGGTGTAGTAAACCCGGCCATAGGGGTCCTGAGCGATCGGGGAGCGCATCGCCTCGACCACTTTGTTCCAGGCAAGCCAATGCTGGCCATAGTGAAGCAACGTGGTTGGTACGATCGGCAGCTCAACCCCGGCGCTGGCATCATCCTCCAGCGGAGAGATAACGCCATGGTCAAAATGACAGTCACAGGCAATCACCGCGACTTCATCAGACAATAGGTGTGGCTCCACGCGCGGCATAGTCCCTCGCATGGTGACGATATCGATTACGGGCATGGGGATCTCAGGGAGGCAGAAATGAAAAGGCCCCACTCGTGAGAGCAGGGCCATGATGGGTAAATCCTAACGCCGGCCGAGCGAGGAGGCAAGCACTGGGCTCAGGCCCACACCCTCACAGGCGTTTCGGGGTACGTTCGCTGGGCATCGAGGGCGGCGGCCAATACCTCCGACTTGGTGCGCACGTTGACATGGTAGCCAGGGACTGGAGCCATCACCGGCACTTGTTCCCCATCTACCAAGGTGGTTTCGCCGGTGGGCTGGTAGATGGTGCCGATCACATCGAGCGCAGAGGCAGGGTGATAGAGCGCCCCGCTGTCAGGGTCTTGGCTAAAGCCCGCCGTTTTGAGGGCCAGCGTCATAGCCGACTTGCTGCCAGCCTTGAGGTAGAGATCAATCATCGGTCTTGTCCTTCCAGAAATACCAGCCGCCAACGCGGCAGGCCACCCAGAACAGCCAAGCCAGAACCGGCTTGCCCTGGGCAATCATGCACTGGCGCAAGCGCCTGTCAGCCTCGGCGCGGGATACCGTGCCTTTGGCGCCATAGTCGTTGTCGTGCTGCTTGCAGCAGCTGTTAGTACCAGGAGAAACGGGGCCAAGCCCCGTGCAGTAGTGGCGGGTCATCGTAGCGCCTTGATCTGCGCATCGGAGGCAGCAAAGTGCCATATCTTCAAATCACGGATGTGCATACGCGGCATCGGGCGCAAGAAGCTATTGTCGGACCCTAGGCGCATGTTGGTGCCTGAAAATCCAGATGCAAGCGAGGCGGCGCTGGTAGACACTTTCACCCCACCTATCCAGACCTCACTTTTGTCGCCTCTACGGATGAGGGTGATCCGTTTCGGCGTTCTCATGGGCATAAGCTGTTGCATTTGAGCCGAGCTGAGAAGAGCACTGTTTGCCAGAGTATTGCCAACCATGAAATGAGCACTCCCAGTGTTCCAAATTATCCACCGACTATAATTTGCTGAATCGCCAGATGAATATATGGTCCCGTAATCCGCAAGGTCATATTCTATATCTGCTGTAAAGGAGATAGTGAAATCGCGATTCAATGGCAGCATGTTGCCAATTTCCTGCAGCCATACCTTGTCTTGCGCTCGGGATGTCTGGTTACCATTGCAGCGAATACGAGAGGTAGGAACAGCGGCGGGCTCCAATTGCATGTCCCCCACCTCCAGCATGATAGTCCCTATTGGCACGGCGGGACCTGAATCAGACCCAACCCTCGGCCACACAAACGCCAGGATGCTTGATTTACCTGCCGCTAGCACGCCGGTCAGCGTGAGATCCATTGCCTGACCCTCAGCAAGATTTGCGACAACAGATACGGGGGTTAAATCGTTGCAACCCAAACGAACCGTGTCACATGGAGATCCAACTGGGCGGCGAACGGTCACGGTCAGCGAGTAGGTTGCACCTGCTGTAACGGGAACATTCTGGAGCCACAGATACCGGGACGCTGCTATAGATGTCTTCGCTTTGAGTTGCGCGTAGTCACCCCCCATGATGGGATCCGTCTGCTTAATCAGATCTAGGTTATCTGGATTGCTGGGTGCCCAATTCGTACCAGTGAAATGGGAGTACGATGCCAGATTGGTGCTGGCCTTCTCTATCAGAAGCCCACCTGACTCAAAGCGGGGGGTGTTGGCAGCTGCATCGACACGAATGCCTGTTGACTTGTCTACATAGGTCGCACCTGTGATTCGCTCGAAGTTGGCCCGCTTGGCGACGGTCAGCTCGCCGACTTTGATATCACCGCCGAAACCGGTAATCATCCGTAGATCATCATTCAGAGGGAGCCAGACATCCGGCAGTGGCATGGCCGACTGAAATACAACATCACCAGCCAATGCGGCACTCGCTGCCGCTTTGTCCGCTTCGGTCTTGGCACGGGCCGCCTGCCCCTCCCCCTCGCTGGTGACACGCTTCCACGGGATCAGCTTGTGAGTCGTGCCATCTGGCGCTGTTACCGTGATTTCGGCTGCATCGCTGGTCAGCAGCGCCTGGAGAGCATCACTCTGCTGCTGATATGCCCCCAAGGTGGCGTTCAGTCGGCGGGCAAACTCTGGGATGGAGTCAGTCCGAGATGTATCGATGGCATAGGCCTTCCCGGTACCAGACTCTCCCCGATACGCCTCTACCAGGTAAAACACCGTGTTCGACTCTGCATAGTCAACCTCATACAGGTCTACAGCTGTGCCAGTCACCATCACCAAGAGGTGCCCCTTTGCTGCGGCATTCTTGGGGTCAGCAAAGGTGGTGCCAGTGCCCACCACCTTCTTGCTCCCTTTGGTGACGGCGATGGTGCCGTCACGCTTCCACACTCCAGCCATGCTGCCCCCTTACTGCCCGGTCACGCGGGAGAAGCCTTCGGTCTTGCGCTGCTCCATGTTGGCATCAACCTGGGTTTTCTCGCCCAGCTGTTGCAGATAGGCGTTGTAGTGGCCGACGGCGCGATTGGAGTTGGCACTGTATTCCGAGTCCTTCGAGAAGGCCCGGTACATGATGAAGTCGATCAGCGGGTTGATGTAGATGTCGTCCAGATCGGCCAGCGCCGGGGATCCTGTGCTCTCCACATCAGTCAGCACTTTGGATTGCGGTGCAACCGAGTAGATCACGTCCACCTTCACAGCGGCAGCCGGGCCTGGGTAAAGGTAGAAATTCTTGGGGTCCCGGTCATCGTAGGTGTAGGCGGCCACACTGGTACCATCCTTGCCTGCATGCCAATCCGGGTAGCTGTCATCCAGCGCACGCCGTGGCACGAAGCGGATCACCTTTCCATCTGCATTTCGCAGCACCTCGATCAGCCGCAAGGCATCAGCCGGCAGGGTCTGCTTGGTGCCGGCAGCGCAGTTGAACTGCGCGTTTTTGGTGTGAGCATCGGGACGCATCAAGACGATCGCCTTGGCTGCGTCGTTGTAATAGTCCAGCAGCTCCTGCTTGGGCCAACGAACCCAAGTACGATCGTTGAGCAGGGTGTTCACCCGCTTGAGGATCGAATCAACGGTAACAGTTGCCATGTTGGGGTCCTTTAAAAAAATGAGTGCTTACGGGGAGGGTTTTGAAACTCGACCTGGGTCGGGGCGCTGTGCTGTTTGCGGAACCGGCCGGCACGGCGCCACCCTTCGACAAACTCGGCGCGGTGGTAACCAGCTCGCTTTGGGTCAGACCATGGGCGGTCTGGCTGGGCATAGAGCAGCGCCGCCACGCCGTGAGCGATTGCCTCGGAGTGATCGTTGTAAAGCTGGGCTGGCAGCGCCTTGGCACCCTTTACCGGAGCAGCCACATACCAGATCCGCACATCACTGAGGTCGGTCAGGATGCTCAGTTCATTTGCAGAGATGGCGAAGTAATCACGCCCGGAGTCCAGCGGAACGCCATCTGCACCGGTGAGGCGCAGTACATTGCAGGAGGTGACCCCGTCCACATTGCACACCACCTCCAGACTGCCGGCTGGCGCGCTGGGAAGGAGGCGATCGAGAGTGATCAGCTCCGATTCACGGCAGAAAGTGATCGCCGCTTCGGTCACGGCCTCCTCCAGCAGCATCTCGAGCGGGCCGGTGATGTGCAGCCTGACGGTAGGCAGGAACTGCTCGCGGGGCACCATCTGCATGATTACCCCTCCTGGCCAGCCGCCAGCTTGTCTTTCAGCGCATCACGCACACGCAGACGGTAGTCGCCCACCTTCTCTTGGGGGGCTTGCGGCTCAACCTGCAAGTCCTCACCCTCCACCAGAGTGGCCAGTTGGGCGCTGGTCATCTTGGTGAGGTCGCGGTCGCCGACCACAAAGCTTTGCTCTTCGGCCAGGCGGGCAGCTTCGGCAGCAAGGCGTTCCTGCTCATCGGCCTCTGCCTTTGCAATGGCCCCCTGCCGCTCCAGCTCATCAGCCAGCGCATCATGGCGGATCCAGACAGTGGGGAACTCCAGCAACTGCATGGCGATGTGACTCTCCACATCAACAGCTGTGTGGCGCGGGAACACCAGGCGGGAGCCGGTGACGGTGTCTTTCTTGCTCGGCTTGTCGCCGATATAAACCACGGCAATCTTGTCGCTCACGGTAATATCTCCAATCCAGAAATGAAAAAGCCCGGCGCGGGGCCGGGCATGGTGAGGTGGGCACGCTTACAGGTTGCCCATCACCTCATAGTGCAGCTTGAGCTTGACCGTGCCCGTCGCCGCACCACCGGCCACAATGAGGCTGATCTCCTGCCCCTCCTCGGTCAGGAGATCGTCCACAGGGATGTATTTCGCCACTGCCGTCGCCGTGCTCTCGGCATTGATGATGGTGGTCGTGCCGATCTTGGCCGTGATGGTGGTGCTGGCCCCCAGAGCACTGGCGATGAAGGTGGCCCCCACCACTTTCAGGTTGGGCTCCACTTTGTCGCCAAACGCGACGACGTCGCCGGCCGGTACCGCCGCCAACTTGGCCACCAGGGTAGGAGAGATGGAAAGGTTGCCGAACGCACCGACAAACCAGCGGTACGCTTTGGCGATCAAGGTATTTTTAGCCATGACATGGCTCCTTATTGGGTCTGATAAACAGGGAGGGGGCGCTTACCCCCTCTGGTTTAGGGCTTAGCGGCCAATGGGGCTCACTGCGGTATCCAGCACCATGCAGCCATGGTCTTGGATGTTGCCGTTGCGCTGCTTGAAGCGGATCTTCTGCAAACCGGACACCCAGTTGATGGAGAGCTCGGTCGCGTTGCCGTGGTCGGTTTTCTCTTCGTGCATACCGAAAGAGCCACCCTGCTCGCCAGAACCGAAGGCATTGGCCAGCGCCTGGCCGCCCAGCAGCACGGCGCGATCGATGGTGGTACCTGCGATCTTGTCCACTTCCACCCCGGTTGCGGAGTTGGTCGCGCACACCTTGACGGCGCTGCCTTGGTTGAAACGGATCGGCATGCCCTTGTACTGCTTGACCAGGATGCCGCGCCACATCGCACCTTCACCACGGAAGATGGGGTGATTCCAGCCCTTGGCGCGCTCTGCCACCGCAGCCAGCATGGCAGTCCAGTCTTTACCGGAGCTGGAGGTGTAAAAGTCGTGCCATTGGCGCGGGGTGACGTAGAGCACATAGAGCGGCTCGCCGCCGGAGGGGTCTGCCACCATTCGGATCGGCTGGATGGGGTTGGCCATCTCGGACAGATAGAGCGCCATGTTGTCCACGCAGCCGAGGTTGAACCGGTCCGCGGCGTCAATGGCTTCGAAGGTAGTAGCATCCCCGCCGAAGAAGTGGCGCTCGTAGGTCGGCGCGGTCAGCGGGTTGATCATGATCTCCGAAAACTCGGGATCATCAGCCAGCGGCAGGATGATGTCGGTTGCCGAGTAATCGCCGCGAGCACCGGCCAGCTGGGCAAAGCCGCGCTGGTCAACCAGGCGGCCGTAGTAGCCATCACCCAGCAGCACGCGAGCCGTCTTGATCAAGTCGTGCTTGGTGCGCTTCTGGCTCATCTTGCCGCCGGCATCCACGCCATGGCGGGTCTGGTTGATCTTGAGCGAGAAGTCGGCGAAAGACATGCTCTCCAGGCGTCCAGCCAGCTTCTTGTCACCCATGGTCGGGCGGCCAGACAGTTGGTGGAACAGCTGCATATCTACTTCATCGCCCGCCCCCTTGCCGAGATCGGTGATGCGGACCACCGGAGCGCCGGCGCTGGTCTGCTTGCCGCCGTTGACTTTGGCGCCCTTGGGGGCCTCTTCGGTCAGCATGTTCACCAGCGAGTGGGAACGGTTGGCCGTCGTGAACAGGGCGGCCTGTAAAATCTTGTTGGCTTGCGCCGAGGTGACTTGGGTCATGATCCTCTCCTACATGAAAACAAAAACCCCGACACAGTGGTCGGGGTTGGCTTGTATAGATGGGTTGTGGGTTAAAGCCCGGACTGTTCCAGCAGGGCGTCAATCTGGGCGTCGGTCATGTTGCCGAACTCCCCGACCAGCTCGGTCTGGGACATGGCGCTATAACGCTCAACACCGGTAGCCGGCGCGTGATGGGTTTGGCCCAAGGCTGATGGGCTGGACGGGATGTGGTCAGTAGGCTTTTCCGTTTCCTTGCTGGGTGCCTTAGCGGGAGGTGGCGCGGTGTCCACGGCATCGCCAAAGGCCAGTTTGGTGCGGCGAGCAGCCTCTGCGAATCGCTCATCCAGCGACTTTGCTTGCCACGCGGGGTCAGCTTGGAGCTTTTCATCAACGATGATGGCGAAGTCGAAACGGTCCTGGTCCTTTTCCCGCCAGCTCACCAGGTCAGGTACCGCCTGCAGTGCGGCCTGCACCGGGGTGAGTGTGGGTTGAACCTGCTGCGGGGCTGCTTGTGGCTCCAGCTTTTGGAGCTTGCGAGCAATGGCTGCGATGGACTTGCCGAGATCCGGGTAGTCCTGCGCCAGCTGCTCGAGCTCCTCCTGACTGATGTCGTCGGGGTCCACATCGGGGTTGATCCCGTGCTTCTCCATCAGCGCCTGCAGTTTGTCCCGTTCAGTCTGGGCCTGCTGCGATAACGCCAACTGCTCACGCAGCTGCTTGGCTTCATTGCGCGCCTGTTCCAGCACTTCATACGGGATGGTGTGTTGACCATTCTTGGCCAGGATCACCTTCTCAGGCTCCGTGGCCCCTTCACCGCCCTGCTCGGTGCTGGCTTGTTCGTGACCGGCTGCCACCTCGCCCGCCGACGGCGCGGGTTGCTCTACGTCCGTTTGCTTGGTGCCAGTGCCATTATCCAGCTCGGCATCGGGCTCACGCTCGATCTCCTCCAGCATGGCTTCCAGTTCGTCCAGGCTTTCAGTTCCGGTCAGGTTGTCGATGTTCGTATCCATGGTTGTCCTCGTGGGTTTTCAGTGGGTGGTATCGCTGCCCAAGCGGGGGAAGGTTCTCAGTGAAAGCGCTCCCCGGCTGGGGCTGGGCATAAAAAAGCCCGCGCAGGGCGGGCAATGGCTGTCGTCTATCGCTAGGGATTCGTATCATCGTCAAGCCGCTGAGGTCTGGTGACGCCCGCGGTCATTTCGTTCCATGTATTAACGGTGGCATGGCCGGTCAGGTCGCATTGATGCGGCGTGAACCGCATACCACACTGCGAGATCACCTCGTAACTGTCACACCACTGGAGATGAGGCCGCTCACCACACAGCGGGCAGCGGTTGAGTGGCCGGCGAAATGGGTCAGTCATGGCTCGCTCCAAATAAAAAACCCGGCACAATGGCCGGGTCTGGAAATGAAAAAGGCCCAATCTCGAGAGACTGGGCCATGTTGGAGAAATCGTAACGCTGGGCGAATAGGAAAGCAACTATCAGAGCGCGATCGCGTCTATCTGCTGCTGAATGGTGTCCAACAGCTGAGCCTGCAGGGTTGCCTGCTCGGTCTGCATCACCTGCTGCTGGGCTGCCAGCTGCTCCATCTCCTGCAGCGTCTTGCCGGTCTGGGCCTGCTTGAGGGCATCCTCGAAGCGGATGGAGTCGGTCAGCTTGGCGATGCGCTGAGCCTCTGCCTGCCACTTGGCGGCTTTGCCTTCCAGTTCTGCCAACTTGGCCTGCATCTCGCGCATGGCCATCTCCTGCTGCATCTGGGCCTGCTGGGCCTGCTGCTCTGCGGCGGCACGCTCCTCGTCGTTCATTTCCTCCGGGTCTTTCTGGATGTTCAGGGCGTTGCGGATCCGCTCCACAAACTCGGCCTTGCGCGGTACATCCATCAGCTCGACCAGCAGGTCAAAGCATGCTGCTGCAGCTTCTGGCGGCAACTGGGCCATAGCCTGGGTCATCCGTTCGGCCAGCTGCTGCTTGTAAGCGGCGGTTTGCTGGATTGGTGCCAGGGCGATATGAGCTCGCAGCCTGGTCACGTCGTTGGTCAGCTTGCCGCCCTCTTGCTCCACGTTGACGACCACTGCTTTGCGCCGGCGCGGATCGTCACGGTTCACCGTCACCTTGTAGTTGCGCTTGTTGGCCATATCCTCCAGCAGGTATGCCAAAGCCAGTTGCCCCACCTGCTGGCAGCCCATCCGGTAGTTGTCGTTGATCTCGGAGAGAGTCGTAGCGCCCTGCTCTACCAGGTTGCTGATGGCCACCCCTGACTGGCCGGTTGAGCCCTGCCCCAAGAAGGCCGCATATACCCCCATGGTGTCCTGGATCAGCTTCACCGAGTCTTGCATCACTTGGAACTGCTGGGCCGCCACGTTGAAGTCCTGCTCAACCTTGAAGGCGTCGCTCACGCTGGTCTTGTTGGCGCGGTCCGGGTTGAGCTCGATATATCCATCCGGGCGCTCCACCTGCTCAAGCACCTGATCCCGGCTCATGTTCGTGGCGTCCTTGTCCATGATGACGCGCTTGGCCTGCAGCAGGAACGTCAGCTTGATTCGCCGCAGGTTCACCTCGTCCTGCGCCGGCATGGCCCGAGCAATCAGGCCGTATGGCTCGCCGGTACGGTCTTTCCGGTATCCCCAGAACGGCACCAGCGGATACATGTTGTGGGGAGCTGTGCAGGGACGGTCAACCAGATGATGGGGGCCGACAAACCAGGACTCCCGGATCACGGCCACCGGGCTGCGTTCCAGCCTGGCCCGGCCCATGGCGAGCGCGGCCAGGTGCAACTGATTGGCCTTGTCGTACTCCAGCGCCCGGCCAGAATCTAGCATCAGCACCTGCCGCATGGTGTAGGTGCGGTAGTAGACCACCTGCAGCAACACCCGGTCCCGCTCTCGGCTGCACCATTCGACTTCCTTGCCGCTGAACTGGCTCCATTCGTCGTATGCGCTAACCAAGTTGGGGTCGATCCCCTCTACGGCGCTCAAGCTGACAACCCCTGCCCAGTCATTCACGCCCCATTCCAACGCCTGGGCCTTGCTCGGGAACATGGTCTTGGCCTCATCCAGATCGACCCAGCGGCGGCGCATCAGCCAGCGGCAGTCGCTCAGGTCCGGCTCTCGGCTGTGCCAGTCCCAATAGACCTCATCACGATGGACGTTGCTGAACTTGTAACGCGGGCCGAACGGGTCATCACGCCGGCACACCTCCACCCAGCCCATGCCGGTCTTTATCTGGCCGCCGTAGGCCTCGCCCCGGGCGCGGTCCAGTCCGCCCAGGCGGCACATGTCGGCGTATTCGGCATTGACGGCTTCAGCCAGCTGCTCCAGCTCATCGTCGTGGTCGTCGGCGATCACCATCAGGTCGGTACGGCTCTTGGCCTCCATCCCTAGCACGCCATCAATGGTCGGGGCAATGAGGTTGTGGATAGTGATGGGTTGGCCCCGCTCCTTGAGTACCTTGACCACCTCAGGTGGCAGTTGGTCCCCGTCGTAGTAGGCGCAAGCCCGGTTCGCCATTGAGCGCCAGTCAGGCTGGCCGTTGATATCGCTCATCAGTTTGAGCAGGCGCGGGGTATCGAGGCCACCTTTCTCAGGGGCCTTGGGTTGGGCGTTGATCATCAGTTGGCCATCCAGTGCTTGGGTTTGCGGGAGGTTTCGGGTTTGACGATGCGGGCCGGCATCCGGGCGCGCATCTCTTGGGCAATCATGTAGCTCATCAGCTGGTCGTCGTAGCAGCCGTCCTGGGCGTTCATGCTGCCGCTCTTGTCGTAGACGTAGGTAGTGGCTTCGGAAATGGTACCAATCCAGCGGATCCCGGACTGCCCGGCACGCAGCAGGGCCTTGAGGTCATCAACCAAGATTGGCTTGGACTGCCGGGTGGTGAGCCAGCCGAGGCGCGGCGTCTCGTCGTCGCGGTCCCGGTCGAGGTGCTCCTGGGTGTAGATGCGCCGGGTCGGGTAGATTTCACGGAGCTTGAGCAGCACGGCGTGACCGTGGTTGTTGCGCTCCGGGCCGATGTAGGCCGGGCCATACTCTGCAGTGCCGTAGAACCTGCCGACGTGGGCCAGCAGCTGGGCAAACAACCCGGGATCCAGATGCCCGAACCAGTGGGCCACCTGCCGGCCGTCACTCTTGGCTGTCACGTCGAGGCTTGAGCGGTCGCCGTGCTCCAGCCCTTCCGCCACGTCGGCGCCGATGGCGTAATCCTCGTCGGGGTCTGGCAGCTCCCAGACCAGCAGCATGTTCTCGAGGGAGCGCTGGCCACGCTCGTCCAGCTTCTCAGGCTTGCGAGCCTTCTCACGCCTGCCGGTCACTGGGTCGATGTCGTAGACGATGAGCGGGGCCATGCAATCGCCCTCGGCATCCATGGTATGGATAGGGTCGAACACCCGGCGCCCAGAGGTCAGGAAGGCCTCCAATGGCGTGCTGGGGAACTCTTGCTTCATCTCGGCGCCCAGAGTGGACTCTTTCAGCACGTACCACTGCCGCTGTTCGTCGGTAATGGTGCAACCCATCGACTTCTCGACCGCGGCGAAATACTCCGCCTGGGTCTTGCTCATCACTACGCCGGATGCCGGCACGTCGGCGCGATACTTGGGATCCTGCCACCAGGCGAAGAAGTGGAACTTCCAATCAAGCTGGCTGAGCTCACCGGAGGCGCGTGCCAGTTCGAGGGACTTCATGCTCATGGCGTGGAAGTCGCCGCCTACGCCCTCCGCTGTTGATTCGATGAAAGCCACGGCGCCCGGGTGGATCGCCTGCAGGGTGCCGGTTCGCACCTCCTTGGCCTTCTCCGGGTACTTGGCGCAAATCTTCCCATGCTCGGAGACATGCAGGCGCTGCACGGTACCGGAGCGGAACGAGGTTGCCACCTGGATGCTGGAGCCATGCCGGAACAGGATGTGTCCGCCATTCGCCCCGCCGCGCCGGGTCACCACCTTGAACTGGGCCTTGAGCCAACCCGGCAGGTTATCGAACGGGACTTCAATCTTGGTGCGGTAGATCTCGCCGGCGGCCGTCAGGTCCTGGGCGATGATCCCGCATTTGAGGTTCTTGTTGAACAGCGCCTCGTCCAGCAGATAGATGTCGATGGCGGTGGAGAACCCGAGCTGACGCGCTTTGAGGATGATGTTCAGCCACCACATGGTCTTGAACAGCAGCTCCTGCGCCGGCCGCAGCCGGAAACGTACCAGTTGGCCCTGTTCGTTCTCGATCATGTAGAGGTTGTTCATCCGCCACCACTTATCGCTGAGCTTCGAACGGATGTAGGCCATCTGCTCTTGCTCAGTCATGGAAGATGCGTCGATGGGAACAGTCATGACATCAGCCCCCCTGTACCCATGTCGTGGAGCTCGGAAACCATCTCGCTGACCGGGGTGGCCTCGCTGCCACCATCCTTCTCCAGCCTATCCGCTTCGGCGGTCAGCTTGCGGGCCGCAGCCCGGATCCGGCGAGTGTCTTCCTCAATCTTCGGCACGCTCACCTCGTCGATGCGCAAGGCGCTCAGGGTCCGCTCGATGGACTCAATCCGCTGGATGTTGCGGTCGAGGGCCTGCTCGGCTTTCAGGATCTTGTCGTAGAGCGCAATCCGGTCGGTCATCTCGCTGGCCGTGACCAGGTCCTGCTGCAGGCCCTTGAGCAGCTTGGTGACGGAGATGACTCGAGCCCGGGTGAAGTCCAGCTCGTCGCGCAGTTGCAGCTCGCGGGCCTGGTCGAACAGCTCCTCGGCATCGAGGAACTTGGCATAACCGCCATGGGTCTTGGCAATCTGCATGCCGGGCTTGATGTTGGCTGGCGGGTTCGGGTTGCCCTCGTACTCGCCACGGACGAAACGGCCGGAGCCATCACGCCCTTTGTTTTTCGAGGTCTGGTCAGGCTCGGGCTGGGATTGTGTCGATGAGGATGGCTTCTCCCCTCTTCGCTCTCCCCCTTTGGCCTTTGCCTCATTCCCCTTGGCTTGCGCACTTTGCGCAGATTGCGCAGTTTTGCGCACTTCGGAATGCGCAGATTGCGCAGCTACGCGAGATTTGTCAGGTTGCGCAGGGGATTGCCCCCTAGATTTCAAATAGCGACGCGCCGAGTTGTAGTTCAGGCCGCGGCTGTCACACCAGTCTTTCGCACTGATGCCTGTCGCTTCATGCTCCTGCAGGAACTCTGCATTGAGCTGTGCCCAGTCGGTCTTTGCCATTTAGATGGATAGCTCGCCTTCGACGATGGCATCACCAGGTACAGGCTCATGGGTAGCCGGTACTACGACGGAGACGCCAGTATTCAGGGTGACCAGGGCCTGACTCCCGTCATACTCCCTCACCTGAGTAACAACCCCGGTCACGGTAATGCCATTAACCACCGCATCGCTCCAGTGCATCGAGATAGTCCAGTAGGTCGGCTGTGGATTCCCCAGAAAGACAAACCCCGCCATTAGCGGCGGGGTTCCATGTCAGCCTGGGTGTGGGTGGCGGGCAGTTCGCTGTGTGGCTTGGAGCTGTCTGACAACTGGCCAGAAGCAGCACCAAAACGCTCAGCAAAACGCCCCTGTGGGTCCGCATGATTCTTGTCATGGCTTTCCTGCACCTCCCTTGCCCTCTCCCGCTTAAGCCAACGGCCCAGAAGGGCCGTTAGAATGTCGAGCAGTTGGAGCAAGCTGTTCATGTTATTGCTTCCTGGCTTTCTCAGCCGGCAGGTTCATAGCCAGCTTGTCCAGCACCTTGGTCAGGCCAACCAAGAAGGCCTGCACCTTCCCGATCACCTCATCGTCCCGGGTGGACGGGGTGACGGCCGCGATCTTGGCCAGCCCCTGCACCACCATGGACGCGCCGCCCACTACAGCCATCAGGATGACAATCCAGTTGATGACCACCTCAACGATGTGTTCCATCGCACTCTCCTCTGCTGTTACCGGTGACCCGGCGATATTGGCAAGGCTTGCGCCTATGCCTCGGACTTCGAGAACTCTGCCGCAGCCATCACAGGCAATTCCCCTACAGGCTTCGGCTCACCGGCGGGCCAGCGGTATGCGGTTACCCGGGAGCGAGGGAACGCCTTCACGTTCACCGCGTCAGCTTGGTTGCCGCCCAATACCAGCAGATTGCCAGCCTTGTCCTGCCCCACTACGAACCCAACGTGTCCGCCACCATCCCGGGAGAACACCACTACGCAGCCTGCCACCGGCTTTTCCAGCTTCTCCCCCCAAGAGGCATAGGAACGCGCACCCTCGAACCGGGTGGACTGAATACCGACCCGCTCCAGGCACGCTCCAACAAAGGCGGCACACCACGGGGTTTCATCATCACGGATGCCACCCCGCTTGATGGCCTTCCACATCGCCACGATCTCGGGGTTGTGTTGGGGCCCCTTAATCTCCGTCAACCCGATATGCCTACGGGCTTCATCTACCCAGCGCATTTTCACCATCACTCCTTCCCTCCCATCCAGCCGGTTGCCCGGCGTTCGTACAGCTCCAGTGCTTTCGACCCCATCAAGCCAGCCAGGCCAGCCATGAAGCCGCACAACGGGAGCGGGGCTGCGATGTACCAGCTCAGCAGCATGGTCAACATCCCGGCGAACCCTGACACCACCACCTGCAGCAGCGCCTCGGCCCATCGGAACTGCCTTCCCTCGCGTTTCACCGTCTGTATGTAGGTCACAAGCCCTCCCCATACGCTCAGCCCGCCGAATGCCAGATAGGCGAGCACGCTGTAGTTCTGTGGATCCTTGTCAGGCGTCATCGCCCCTCCAGAAACGACAAAGCCCGCACGAGGCGGGCCAGAAATGAAAAAGGCCAGGGTCACGGGGACTCTGGCCATCTTTGAGCAATACTAACGCCGGGGAGGGGTGGATTCAATCACTGCATCTATTCATGGGGTTGCGCCTGCTCGGCGGCGAACGCTCCGCACCTAAGCCGCCCGCATCTCCCTCACCTGTCGGTCCATGATCTTTGACAGGTCTGACGCTTGGTGGATCACGCCATCAACCAGTTGTTCGACACGCCGGCGCATTTCCTGCCCGAACCGACGCGACACCAACTCTACGTGCGGCACGACCCGGCCAGTGCCGTGGCATTTGGGGCACTCGTCACCCTTGCGCTGGCGGATCCCCGTCCCCCTGCAGTGCGGGCAGCGACCGGATTGCAGCATCTCGGCGACGCAGTGGTCGCGAGCCAACTGCAGGATCTCGTTCCGCTCGGCCAGAAGGCGCTGGTACTCGTGGTCATTGCCACCGCGGTGAGCTCGCTTGGCCTTCTCCATCACCACGGCGGCCCGGCGGCGATCCTTGTCATAGTGCGGGTGAGACAGCACCAAGTGCTCCAACTGCTCAGGCAGCGGGCGCCGCAGTAGGATAGCCATGGCCATACCGCCGGCATCACCGCTACCAAGAGTGGTGCAGAAGTGGGCCAGCAGGCCCTCAATCGCCCCCTCATCACTTAGGTGATCGGCCATCAGGAACTGGAGCCCCTGGGGGTTGTTCTTTGCAGCAACCTGCAGGGCGCCGATAAACTCGTCCCGGCCCAGAGCATTGAACTGCCTGCCGGCGGCGGGCTCATGGAGCGCCCCCTTCGGCGAGAATAGGCGCAGAGCCATTTCGATAGAGTTGGTCATGGGTTGGTCCTCTGGTCTTTGGTCTGGTCGAAAGCGGCAAGCAGCCAGGCGCGCAACTGGCCGGATTGGATGTGCTCTGGCGTGGCTTCGATGACGGTCCACCCCAGCAGGGCTGCCTCGTTCATCTTGGCGCGGTCCTCCACGAACCCCTTGCCGCGGGTGTGCCGGCCGCCGGAGTGGATCCCGCCATGGATCTCGACGGCGATCATGCGGGTGGGCCAGGCGAAGTCGAGGCGCCAGCGGCGCTTGGGGTGGAATACCAGCTCGGTTTCGGGGTCAGGGAAGCCAACCAGCTGGGCCAGCACCTTGCCGTGCAGGGCATCCACCTGCTGCGCCTTCTTGACCTTGTTCACGGCGGCCTTGGCTTTCGGATGTTTGTCCAGCATGCGGGCGGCGTCGATGGCGGAGAGACGGATCACGCTGCCCTCCCGATGGTGTTCTTGCGCAGTTCGGTGACTTCACTGGCCACCTGCTCCAGCAGGGTCTCCTCGCTGCCGTGCTCTTGCTGCCAGGAACGCGGGGCGGCGTGGAATCCGGTGGGGTAGCAGGCACGATGATGCCGTGGGCAAAGCGGCAGCACCCTGGTGTGCTCGGCGCGCTGGGCCATGCCAGATCCTGAGCGCACATGATGGATTTCACTTGGCGTGGCGCCATACCCGGCATTGCGGCAAGCGATACAGCCGAGGGAGCTCACATCGTCCAACCACTGCTTATCAGCTTTGGTCATCGGCAAACCTCCATGCCCTGCCTTTATGACTGCGATACTCTCCATTGCAGCAGCGGCTAATTGATGATGAATCAAAGCCCTCTCTAACTGCGTCCATGGCCGCCTCATATCGCGTTGACTTGCCGCTGACTAGGCAGGTTGATATCACGGCCTTGCTTGTCGGATGCTCACCTGAGAATTTATCTGTGCAAGTCCCCGTCTGGCCCAGCACCTCGTAGCGATGCTTTTGATTCCACGAGTAAGTTGCCCACTCCAGGTTTTCAGCCCTATTGTCATCCCTGACGCCGTTGATGTGGTTGACAACAAGGCCTGTAGCCATGCCGCTGCAGAACGCCTCGGCGACGATGCGGTGAACGCTAACGCGATGACGCTTGGATAAGTTAACTTGTAAATACCCAGTGGATTTTGAGATGAACGGCTTCAGGATCTGCCCCTTAGCAAATCTCTTACCGCCATGAATTGTGTTTACATAGCGCCCCTTGGATTTGACACGGCCAAGATTGCTAACCAAATAGGATGGATCATCAGAAATCTCACGCCACAGCTCTTTCATAGAACCTCACTTCGCGCTCAGTGGCGTATGCGTATACATATTCAATCAAGCTCGCCATGCGCTTCACGCTCATCCTGGCGGAACTTTCTCTGATGTTGCAGAACTCACCTTCCAAACCAGGAACGACTTCTGACGGCTGCTTAGTGGCAATGGCATGACCAGAAATGAAAAGAATCTTCCACTGCTCAGGTGTCAGTGCTCGACCCATGTAGGAAAGCTGCCTCGACACATCGGCGCACATGGCATGGAACTTCGCACTTTGATCTAGGCTGCGGGTCAGCTCCTTGATTTCGATGACCAGGGGCTTGTCCTGGTCAACCGGAAGGCTGGCGACCAACTGGCTGGCCCGAGCGCGGATGTCGGGGCTGCGCAGGAAATACTTGGGGTAGCTCATCCTCACCCCCGCTTGGCTTTGTTGCGGCGCTTGGAGGCGGCACGCTGACGCTGTGCGGCCCGGTCATTGCGCGGGTTGGGGATGCAGAATGAACTGGATGGCGTGAAGCGGATAGGGTCAATCCAGGCCGGGGCGCTGGCCGCCAGAACGGCTGCGATAGCGTGGGTGAATCTCATGCTGCCACCGCCTTAGCCGCTACGGCCTCAGTGGTGGGAGACAGCTCGATGCGGTAATGCCACACCTGCTTGCCGTCGATGACCTGATTGCTGGAATGCTTCACCCAGCCGTAGCAGCAGACTTCGCGCAGTCTGGCGCTGATGGCGGCCTGGGTGTCAGCGTGGCCGTAGCGGCTCCAGCACTCGCGCTCGATGTCGCGCAGGGTGCGGGGCTTGCCGTCGCTCATGACGGCAATCACGCGGCCCAACTGGGTCGCGATGGATAGATCTCGGGTATGCGGCTTGGTCATGGTCTAGGTCCTTTGGTTAAACAGCCGGGTGGTCTAGGTCCGGCACTGGCAATGGTACGGCGCGGTACCCCTTGTGTCACTGGTTGGCAAGGCCCTCCACTACGAAGTTATCCACAGCCCCAAACGAGGCATCGCACCGCAACACCAGCACTGGCGCGGCTCTCAGCCGAGCAGCCTCCTCCGCCACTTGCTCCGGCGTCGTGCTCTGCACCAGCCAATGCCCTGCGCCACGCTGCTGGTCGGTGTGTCCCAGCGCGTCGATCTCGTCGGCCACCTCGAGCTGCACCCGCTCCCCACACCAGCCCCGCACAGCGGAGTAGATCACCACCCGGCAGAACTTCGCAGCCACGACTGCGGCACTCACATCAGGATTGAACATTGGCCAGCCCTCCCCGCTTGAACAGCGCCTTGAGGCTCTCCACGCCCCGCTGGCCGGTCTGCTGGTAAAACTCGGGGCTGTGCTGGATCTGCTCCCTGGTTGGCAGCCCCTTGCGCACCTGGGCCCCCAGGTCCTCCCCGGCGACAACACGACGAAGCAACTGCGCGTAGGCCTGCTCGAACACAGGGCGGTAGGCGTCAAGGCTCAATGTCTGGCGCTCCCAGCTCGTCGCCTTGGCGGCCAGCTCCACGGCGGGATGGGTAAACCGGCGGGTGCGCACTTCGACCAGCGCAGTATCCAGTGTCGGCAGCCCCAGCGACTCCGGCGTGATCTGGCACCACCGGATAAACCTGCTGGTGCTCGGAAACCACTCTCCACCCTGGCTGCGTGCAGTGCGCATTCCCTGGCTCAGCTGATCACGGCTGGTGCAGTTGGCCTCGACCAGCGCCACGGTCCACTCTCGCAACGCCCTGGCCTGCATCTCGGGATTGGGGAAAGCCCGCTGCCAAGCAGGAAAGATCACCTTGAGCTGCTCGAACAACTTGGCGACCACCTGGGTATCCTGCTCGGTTACCACCGCAGCAACCGGGCGAACCGGCACGGGAGGCAGCTCGCTCGGCATGCTGGCCAGGACTTCGCTCAACGGTTTCATGGTCATCAGTACCCCTCCTGGATCAGCTGGTTGAGCTTGTCGGCGGTCATGGTCTTGGTCAGATCCCACTCGTCCCCGCGCGCTGGCTGGCGCACCACCCCGGCACGCTTGGCGGTGAGCTTGTCCCACTGCTTGCGCAGGGTCTTGGGGCACAGCACGTTGGCTGACCAGAACGGGTCGAGGTTGGCCCACTTGAACAGCGAGCAGATTTCGTGATGGGTGTACCCCAGTTGGGTGCGCATCAAGCGGATATCGTTCGCCCACTGCGCCCAGTTGGGGGCCTTGGCAGTCGGGTTCACCACCAAGACCTTGCCGTGAATGAACTCGGCTGCCGTCAGGTCATCCTGGGTACCCCAGAACTTTCCACTCGGGGTCTGCACGGCGGCATCGGGTCGGATCTTCTCGACAGCAGCAGAAACCGATTCAACAGCTCCGGCGTCGGGGGGCGCGTCAGCGTTCTTCGACGAAGAGATCTTTATCTGTTCTTTTCTTTTGTAGTTTTCTTTTGTTGTGGACGGATTTCCGTGATTCGAATCTCGGATTTCCGTGATTTTATTCACGGATTTCCGTGATGCTTTCACGGATTTCCGTGCGGCATCTCTGGACTCAATTTTGTCCGAAATCCATTCAGAAATGACCTTGTTTACCGCCACCATGAAGAAGATGCCACTCCCCCGCTCTATCTTCAGGATGTTGCGCTTCTCCAGCTCAACCACCGCATCCTTGATGCGATTGCTATGAAGACCTGTCAGCTCGGCCAGATAACCTGTGTGAACGCGATCCTTCGCCTTACGGTAGCCATAGGTTTGACGAATCACAGCCATTACCACCTGACTCTGTGTGCCGCTCATCTTGGTGCGCATCAGCGCATCCAGCAGCTCATTGGCAACACGGGTAAACCCATCATCAAGATCTGCGACCACGCGGGCCTCCTTCTGAGGGGGGTTATGTGGGGCGCTGGGCCCCGGGAATTTAAGAACGGTGCTCATGCCGCCACCTCGTGCTCGGTGTAGGCGCAAGCCGGGCACTCAAAGGCGCGGTCATCGTTACCGGATTGCAGCTCACCGCCACACAGCGGGCAGTGGTTGAGGTCATGCGACAAAGAGTGCGGCAAGGGGTGGCCCCCATGGGCAATGGTTGGATTGGTCATTGGTCAGGTCCAGGTTATGAGCCCGCTGGTGAGACGGGCCAAAGAGGGTTATGCGCTGGGTTGTGCTTCGGCACGCTCCAGGGTGCGGGCTTCCAGCTCGCGGGCCAGGCGGACGGCTTGGCGATCGGTGCCGGCGGCGTGCGCGGTCGAGATCAGCGGCTCGTCGAGGGCCAGGGCCAGCTCGTGCATGACCGATTTCAGGATGATGTTGTCGCGATCGCTGACGTGCTGGGATGCCGGGCGCGGCGGACGAAGTTGAAGTGTCATGGGGTTACCTCCCGAGGACGAAGTTGATGAGTTTTTGCAGGGGGCGCAGCGGGCGCTCCTCGTTGTAGACGGCCTCGTCTTCCTGGCTGAACTGCAGCAGGCCGCGCTCAGGCAGGCCGGAACCTTCCAGGATTTCCTCGACGGTGACGGGCGGGAATCCCTGCTCGAGCAGGCTTCGATTGGCCCGTTTGACGGCCCTCGCCAAGATGCCGGGCTCATGCTGAGATATTGCCTGGAGCAGGATCAGCAGCGAGGTGCGGGCAAATGCGGTTTCAGTCATGCCACACTCGGCGCCGACTTCCAGCCATACCTGGCGCTGAGCTGGGGTGCCGCGCACCCGCAGCGGGGAGCGGGTGCTCATATTTTCATGATCGGGGAGCGATACTCTTCCCATGGGGTTGGTCCTCTGTGTTGGATAGAAAAGCGGGCCGGTGGTCAGGCGGCGATGGGCTTCAAATAGCCAAGGTCGATCAGGCGTCGGGTCAGCCACTGCTGACCTTTGCCGGTCACCATGGGCGTGAAGGTGGGGACGGTCTCATCGTTGTGGGTGCGGGTGCCCTCCTTGACGGTGAAGTACCCACGCTCGATGTAGTCCTGAAACGGCAGGTTGTGCCGGTTCCCGCCGCTCATCAGGATGCGATGATCGCGCAACGCCCGAAACAGCACGTTCTGGCCGAGCCCGACAGCGCGGGCGTAATTGCCTATGTTGACGCCCTTGTCATCACCAGCAACGCGATCGGCAAACGCCACCTTGGGCGCCTGAACCGCCAACAGATGGTTTTTCTGCTCCACTTCCAGCGCAAGGCGTCCGGCCTCAAGCAGCGCGGCGGCATAGGTCTGCGGGATCTGCGGCCCCTGCTGGGATTCCAGCTCCTGCCAGCGCTTGATGATCGCCATGCGCAGGGCGGCACTGTAGCCAGCAACAAGGCAGAGGGTTTCTTCCTTGGTCAGCAAAAGGCACGGCTGGGTGCGACCTCTGCCGTCTTTGTAATCGGCTGGCTTTTCAGCCGATTGAATTTCGACCAGCATTTTGCGGATATCGGCCAGAACGTTCTTGTGCTCTTTCCCTGTCAGTTCGGCAATTTCCAGGCTGCTCATGGTCTGGTCGTTGTTGTTGATAAGGCTCAGATTGGTCATGGTCTTGGGTCCTGTGGATGGTTGGGCGACTGGTTAGGCGGCCTGCTGGGTTTCATGCTGTTCAGGTCGATAGTCTTCCAGGCAGAAGTCCAGTTTCTCGCCGGATACGAAGTGAATGCGAGCAGCAAACTTCTCAGGGATAACCTCTGGCCACTCGGATACCGTGCTCTTCGCTGCGCCGAGAGCGCGAGCAAGGGCGTTACTACCGCCAAAGAATTGAATGGCGTCGTTTTTCTTCATTGGTCTGGTCCTCTCATCGTTGTCTGGTGTTTCCTGCCCATTTTGGTTCGGTTACACGAACATGTCAATGATCGACATTAAGGACACGCAATAGGTGAAAATACATTTTGGGTTTTATTACGCGAACGAGAGAGAGATATGACCTCTTTTAGAGATCGACTGGAATACATGATGAAGGAGCGGGGCTACAAGCAGGCAGACCTGGTTCGCAAGTCCGGGATCAGCAAGGCTGTAATCTCCGTCCTATTGTCAGACCCGCTAAAAGACCTGCGGGTTAGTAGCCTACTCTCAATCGCCAAAGCTCTTGGCTGTGATCCACTCTGGCTCTACAGCGGCAAGGAAAGTGGTACCTATGTGACAGATACCAACCTCGGCAAAGTACCAGTATGGGAAATGTCTGAACTTGGTAACCACCCGTCGGATGCGCTTTCCTCTCTGGATAGCGGGCGACATATTTTCAGTGAACTGGACGGGCAACTTATTGGCGTGGTTGCCAACGATGACAATCTTGCCGAATCCGGCATCAAGACTGGTGATATCTGTGTGATCGACTTGGCCGACAGAGAGCCCCGGCATGAAGATATACTACTGGTCCGCCTGGGTGAGAGTAAGCAGCGGAGGCTTCTCAAAGCCCTTGATGGATTATCTGGCATCAGTCTCGTCACCGATGATCAGCGTCTTGGTGCTGTGCCAATCAAAGAGGCGCTGGTTTACGGCCGAATGGTTGAACTCCGTCGTGATGTGAAGGAATAACCGTCCCAACTCTTGCCTAGCCCGCCTTGTGCGGGCTTTTTCATGCCCGCAGCTTTGGGGTAACCGTACCCACATCAAAAAAGTTCGTCATACCGAACATTTCTCATTGACGAAAGTGTTCGCGAATATTAACCTTCACCTTGTTCGGTAAAGCAATCGAATTACCGGCAACCTCGGAGATTCGGCAAGCGGTATGCCACCTCATTTGGGATGAGGGTGTCACAGGTTCGATCCCTGTATCTCCGACCAAATTTAGACAACCAGCAACAGGACCCAGCCCCAACCAGGGCAGCAGTGAAGCGCCTGACCAGCGCGTAAGAACGACAAAGCCCGCACAAGGCGGGCTTCGAAGGACCGGGTACCACCCGGTCAGTGAAAGCCGAGGGACCAACCCCAGCAATCAGGACCCAGCATGACGAATCAAGTGGGAATTAGCGAGGACCAACTCGCCAACAGGAGTGAATGTACCATGACCAGACGCCTTTTTTCCAGAGCCGCGAAACGCGCCGACCAGATCGTTGCCGCCATCGCCGACCGCCTGAACGGCAACGCCGCTCGCCGCCGGGCCATCAAGCAGCGCCTGCACCTGGCCATGATGGCCACTGAGCAGCACCACATCGTCGCCGCCCGTGCAGCCCAGAAGCGCACCGCCGGCATCACCAAGCACAGCGCCCTCCTCCACTGGCGGGTCGAGTTCCATCGCAACGCCATCTGACCCGGGTCTGGCGCTTCCCTGATAGCGCCGTAGCCAAAGACTCTTTCTCAAGCACCGCAAGGATGCTTTGGCTTCGCTCACGCCAAATTCGGCTGGGCTTGCTCTTTAACAACCTGGAACCGGCTCACAACCACGAATCCCGATGCCGGTAGGGATGCGCCGATACCCCGTTCAATCCGGAAGGCGGTGCGTGAACGTGAATGGTGGCCACTGGCAACAGTGGCCAGCCTGGAGCCCCTTGCATCAGGGGGTTGTAGGCTGATTTATCCGACTCCGGGGGGGGCTCACTAGTTCACAAAATGAACCTGCCAGGGGCACAAAACATTGCTTTTATAGTATTAAAAAAAGATACTGATAGCGTCAATGTAACCCCAAGTTACCCGTTGACTGGAGAACATATGAACAATATACGTAACATCCTGTCTGGATTTTCTAACCTTTTTACAGGCTTCCAGCCTCGTTCTTATGCTCATTCAAATGGGTTTAAAGAAGATGCGGAAAACCTAGGTAAAGACGTGAAGATTCTCGGTCGGGACTTCACCAAGAGTGCCAATACCGTCTATGGCAAAGCAACATCAGATGCGAGCAAAAAGCGCTAACGGCAGCGAAGTAGCTGTAAGCTCGCACGATTCAGATTCCCCCATTTTACCAGTGGCTCAACTTGAGCAACTGCATACCTTCCGACCAGATCTTGTCGATTTTGTTGTGGAGCAGACCAAGCTCGAAGCTGAGCACCGTCGCGCCAGAAGTAGACGAGTTGACCGATACATATTGAGCGAACGGCTGTTTGGCATGCTATGCGCCGTTGCCGTGTGCATTATCGGCGTTGTTGGTGGGGGTTATGTCGGCCTTCACGGCCAGCCCTGGCTAGGTGGCACTATAGCCACGGCAGCACTCGGCACTCTGGCTGTTGCATTTATCAAACGCCAACCGTAATTAAGTAATTAAATTGTCTCATCCAAAGCCCAGCACCTGCTGGGCTTTTTGTTTGCCTACTGCACCAACGAACCCCGGCCCTCGCGCCGGGGTTTTTGTTTTCACCACCACAGGACCCAGACCATGAAACCACTGACCGAGGCCCAGCTGATGGGCTTTCGCGGCGCGATGGTGCCACCCACCCGCCGCAAGTACCACGTAGACGCAGCCCCATCCGCCGAACAGGCGCGGATGGCCAGCAACAAAGCCTCTACCCGCCGCGCCATCGAGAAGTATCACGAAGCGCTCGCCCTCCGTCGTGAAATGGAGATGTAGCCATGACCAACGAAACCGCCCTGCTCGCCTTGCTCGAGAGTCAGGAGGCCGAGGCCAGCGCCAAGGCCGAGTGGATCGCCGAGTGGGCCGCGACAAACCGCCCCCTGCTACTGGCCGGGGAGCTCGATACCGACCTGTCAACCCTGCTGGCCGAGGTGAACCACGACCAGGGCCTGCAGCTCAACCAAGCGATGTTCCTGCTGATGACCGAGGGCGAGCCCGCCCCGCTGATGCAGCTCACCAAACAGTTGATGGACGCCGCCCTGGCCGCCCTGGCCAAGGAAGCATGGGGTTATCACCTCGCCGCCCTGCACGACGCCATGAGCGAGGAGCAGTGGGAGCAGTACCAACACAGGAGCGCCGCATGAATGCCATCGCCGACACCTCCACCGCGCACCCGCTTGGCCGGGTGTTCGGCCTCTCCAACGAGGAGTACCACGCTGGCCCCGGGGTCAGCAAAAGCCAGCTCGACCAGATAGCCGAGAGTCCGGCCACCTATATCTGGGCCAAGAATGCCCCGGTAGATGAGGAGAAGCTCAAGGCCTTCGACATGGGCAGCGCCATCCACTGCCTGCTGCTGGAGCCCGACGAGTTCAAAGACCGCTTCATCATCGCCCCACCGTTCAACCGCCGCACCAACGCCGGCAAAGCAGAAGAGGCAGAGTTCCTGGCCAGCTGCGCCGAGCTGGGCAAGACGGTGATGGATGCCGAGGAGGGACGCAAGCTCTACCTGATGCGCGACAGCGTGATGGCCCACCCGGACGCCCGCTGGCTGCTGGAGCAGGAAGGGCACAGCGAGGCCTCCTTCTACTGGATTGACCCCCAGACCCAGGAGCTGTGCCGGATCCGCCCCGACCGCCACCTGAGCAATCACCCCATCATGATCGACGTGAAGTCGGTGGACGATATGGGGCGCTTCGAGCGCCATGTCGAGGACTTCCGCTACCACGTGCAGGATGCCATGTACTCCGAAGGCTTCCACCGGGTGATGGGCGAGGAACCGGAATTCGTCTTTCTGGCGGTCAGCACCAGCGTGAACTGTGGCCGCTACCCGGTGCGGGTGCGCCCCCTGACGGATGACTGGAAAGATGCGGGCAAGGACCTGTTCCGCCGCGACCTCCATCGCTTCCACGACTGCCGGGTCAACAACGACTGGCACGACTTCAAACCCCTCCAGCGCCCAGCCTGGGCGACAAGGAAAGCAGCATGAACGACGTATCAAACGTAGAGACTTTGGTGCCATTAGAGGGCAGCTCTGGCCACTTCTTCGCAATGATTGCACCCCAGCTTCGCAGCCAGGGCATTGAGGCCCTTCTGCCGTCAGGCGTGAGCTTTGAGGCTTTTGTGCGGGCCGCCGCCACTGCCATGGCACAGAACCCAGAGTTGGCAAACGCCGACCAAAAGTCAGTCATCCAGTCCCTTATCCGGTGTGCGACACACGGGCTTGTGCCGGACAACCGAGAGGCGGCACTGGTCACCTTCAAGGAGAAGCAAGGCACCAACTTCGTCCTCAAAGCGCAGTACATCCCCATGGTTGACGGCGTGCTAAAACGCGCCCGCATGAGCGGTCAGATTGCCGTCATTGCCGCCAAAGCCGTGTTTGATGGCGACGCCTTCGATTACTGGATGGACGAGCAAGGTGAACACATCAACTACCGCCCCACCTTCAAAGGCCGGGGCGAGTTCTCACTGGCTTTCGCTTTTGCCAAGCTGCACTCAGGCGAATTGATTGTCGAGGTCATGCCAAAAGAAGATATCGAGCGCGTCAAAAGTGCCAGTAAGACCGGTAATAGCGAATACGGGGCTTGGGCCAAGTGGTACGACAGGATGGCGGTAAAAAGCGTCCTACATCGCCTCGCCCGACGTCTCCCGTCCGCATCAGAACTGGTTACCTTGCTGGAGTCTGGCGATGAGTTCGACTTCTCGCGGCAGCCAGAGAAACCCATCCCAAAACAAGGCGGCAGCCGCGCCCTGGATGCCATCCGCAGCCAGAGCACCGAATCGGTCACCCTGGAACATGAGCAGATGGCCGAACCCGCCCAAGCGGACCACGCCAACGCCTACGCCGACCACTGTGCCGCCATAGAGGGATCCAGCGATACCGCCGAGTGGCAACAGGCCTACACCACCGCCTGGACCTGGGCCAACGAAACCGGCGACCAGAACATCATCGCAGGTATCAAGCAGATCGCCGGCGAGCGCAAGAAGCAGCTCAGTGCCGGGCACAGCGCCCAGCAATAACCAACAAGGCCCGCACGCTGCGGGCCTTTTCAATCCCAAGGACCCGCCATGACCGAACAAGCCAAGACCGACACCGCCCAGACCCATCTGGTTGTCATCGAACCCACTACCGCCGGCGCCCTGTTCACCGAGGGCCAGGGCGTGGCTGAACTGCTGGCCGACATTCGCCAGAAGGCAACCAGCCTGGTGCCCGACATCACCACCGCCAAGGGCCGCAAGGAGATCGCCAGCATCGCCCACGCTGTCGCCCGCACCAAGACCTACCTGGACGGGCTCGGCAAAGAGCAAACGGACAAGTTCAAGGAGATCCCCAAGCGCATCGACGCCAATCGCAAGCAGATCCGCGACACCCTGGACGCCCTGAAAGACGAGGTGCGCGCCCCGCTCACCCAGTACGAAGCGGCAGAGGAAGCCCGAGTGGCAGCACTGCAATCCCGACTGGCCCGCCTCAATGAACTGGGATCCTCTGCCAGCATCGAGATCGCCGCCGCCGACCTGCAGGTCATGCTGCAGGAGGTCGAGCAGAACGCCCTGGACGACTCATGGCAAGAGCTGCTGCCCCAGGCGACCGTCGCCAAGGAGCTCGCAGCCAAGCGCCTCGGCGAGGCCCTGGCAGCCCGCCAGAAGTACGAAGCCGAGCAGGCCGAGCTGGAGCAACTGCGCCAAAAGCAGGCAGAACAGGATCGCATCGACCGCGAGCGCCTGATAACCGAGCAGGCGGCGGAGCAAGCCCGCCTTCAGGAAGAGAATCGCCAGCGCCTGGAGCGTGAAGCCGCCCAGCACCGCGAGCAGGAGGCCCAACGCCAAGCCCTGGTGGCACAGCAGGCTGCAGAGCAGGCCCGGCGTGATTCCGAGGCCTCTGAGATGGCCCGCCAGCAGGCCGAAGCCAACGCTGCTCGCCAGGCGGAAGAGGCCGCCGCTCGCGCTGCTGAGCAAGAGCGTCAGCGCATCGCCGACGAGCAGCGCCAGAAAGCCGCAGAGGATGCTGCGCGCGCCGCCGATATGGAGCACCGCCGCACCATCAACAACGCCATCCTGATGGACCTGATGGGCTTGGGGATCGATGAGGGGAAAGCCATCAACCTCATCAAGCACATCGCCAGCAACAAGATCGACCACCTGACCATCAACTACTGATCACCCGCCCCGCCGCCAACGGGGCTTTTGCAATCCCAGAGGACCAACCATGACCACGCTGAACCCCAGCGAGGCGACCAGCCTTGCCCTGAACACCCTCACCAGCCAGATCCGCAACATCCTGCTGATGCCTGACGGCCCGGCAAAGGCCGCCATCGGCGGATTCGAAACCCTGCTCACCGCCAACCTGACCATGATCAGCGAGGCCGCCAATGCCCATATCGACGAGTTCAACGGGCTCATCGACCAGCTGGTAGCCCGGGATGGCGAGCTTGATGAGCAGATTGCACTGGTCAGCCAGCTGCGCCAGCAGGTAGCTGAAGCCGAGCAGCGCATCGCAGCAGCGCGGCAAGAAGGCGCCGCCGAGCTGGAAGCCAAGGCAGGCGAGCTCTACAAGGCGCAGCGCGCCCTGAACGAGATTGAGACCAAATTCAGCGCCCTGCAATTCACCTCCCGCCAGACCGATCGCCAGCTGGCTGACCTCAAGGCCATGGACCCGGCAGGAATGAAGCGCCGCATCAAGGAGAAAAACGACCAGCTGGAGCTGCAGCGCACCGCGATCGCCAAGCACAAGAGCAATGAGGCCGCCTACCGCGCCGAGGTGCTGAAACTCGAGCGGCGAATCAAAGACCTGCTGGACGCCATCAACGAGCAGGATCGTGAGCTGGAACGCCGCCACGGCGTCATCATGGAGCTCGAGAGCTGCCGTGATGCCAAGCTGGTCTGGTTCAAGCACCTTGCCAAGACCTACAAGGGCGGGGACGGCACGCTCTGGAATGTTTACCTGGTGGATCACGGCCTGCAGTCAAACCTCCCCTACCTCATCAATGACCTCAACTGGAAGCTGCACGCCATGAAATCCGATGGCTCCGGCTGCTCGGTCATGTTGAGCCAGTGGATGAATCCCATCTACCCGACGCCCTATGGTGCCGGGGCCCCGGACGACATGACCCGGGACATCTTCGCCTTCATGCAGGAGGCCCTGGAGCAGAGCCATCCTCACCTGCAGCCCCGCACCGAATGGGCCAAGACGGTCAGCATCCACGAGTGCGGCCTGCCACCGCGCACCATCAAGCCGCTGATCGATGCCGGGATCGACACCCTCTACAAAGTGATGAGCCACCAGGGGAACAAGCTGGACAAGGTGAAGGGGATCGGCGAGAAGCTGGTCGGCCAGATCGTCTACGCCTGCGAGCTCAAGGTGAAACTGTGGGAGGAGCAGTTCACAGCCAGCCAGCAGGCTGAACAGCATAAGGAGGCGGCATGAGCCTCTACCGCCACCGCGGCATGGTGCAAGACCGCAAGACGAAACCGCTACTCCAACAACGCCAGCGAAAACGCGACGAGATAGAGCGCCGCCAGCTGGCCAGCCAACTTGGCATCGACCCCAAGGAGGTGCGCTGATGGCGATCCTGATTGATAGCGGCACACCGGCCAGCGACAAGAACTTTTGGGCCACAACATGGGAGTGCTTCGCAGATGCCCAAGCACTCTATGGTCGGCGTTTCGAGTGCGATGTTGCCGCCGAACCACTCACTGCCAAGTGCAGCCGCTACTTCACCAGCCACCTGCTGCTTGATAAGTTGCTGGACTACCGCACCCGGGAAGATGTACGAGCCCAGATTCGTGAGGCCGAGCAGGCTGGCACGGTCTGTATCGGCATCGACAGCCTCAACCTTGACTGGCCAGAGCACTGGTGGTGTAACCCGCCGTTCGACCTGAAACCTGAGTTCATCACCCAGGCCCGCCAGCAGCAAGCCAATGGCAGGCCCGGGATGATGCTGCTGCCATACGAGCCGCTGACGACGTGGTGGCGCCGCTTGCTGGCCGAGGATGTGATCATCTACGAGCCGGATGGCCGTTATCAGTTCTACGAGCGCGATGGCGCGACCAGAAAGAGCGGAGCCAACTTCGGTTGCGCCCTGATTGCCTTCCCCACCATGAAGGTGGGTGCATCCCCTCGCATCCCATTTGTGCGCGGCATTGGCTCTAAGCGCGCGGCCTGATACCCCCAACCAATCCACCGCCCGCTACACAGAAACGGTGGATAAGTCGAGGACCCCCATGAAAGCCACGGAAAACCCCTACTGCGGCGCAGTAGTCATCGGGTTGGGCGTCGTCATGCCTGATCCCAAGCAGCCCGGCAAGTTCGTCCTGCCAGGCGGCATCACCTGCGACCGGCAAACCGCCGAGGCCGCAGCCAAGAAGCTCCACGACCTGCAGGCTAAAGCCCGCAACTAACCGACCAAAGGACCCAGACCATGTGGTTTAAAAACCTTCAAGTTTACCGCTTCACCCGCCCGTTCGAGTTGACCGCCGAACAGCTGGAAACCCAGCTCGAGGAATGCGCCTTCACCCCCTGCGGCAGCCAGGATATTTCCCGTTTCGGCTGGACCCGCCCTCTCGGCAAGTTCGGCCGAACCCTGACCCATGCCGCCAACGGCCAGATCCTGCTGTGCGCACGCCGCGAGGACAAGATCCTGCCGACCGCCGTCATCAAGGAAGCGCTGGCAGAGAAGGTGGAGGCCATCGAGTACGAGCAGGGCCGCGCCCTCAAGAAGAAAGAGAAGGAAGCGCTCAAGGAGGAGCTGCTGCACACCCTGCTGCCCCGGGCGTTCAGCCGTACCGCCAACACCTTCGCCTGGATCAACCCGGCCGACGGCCTGCTGATGGTCGATGCCTCCTCCGCCAAGAAGGCAGACGATGTGCTGGCTCTGCTTCGCAAGTCAATCGGCAGCCTGCCGGTGGTGCCGGTGGCGCTCAAGAACCCACCCGAGATCACCATGACCGCATGGCTGCAAGAGGGCAACCTGCCGGCAGCCTTCACGCTTGAGGATGAATCCGAACTGCGCAGCGCCATGGAGCACGGCGGGATCGCCCGCTTCAAGCAGCAGGACCTGATGACCGACGAGGTGAAAAACCATCTCGCCAACGACAAGCTGGTCACCAAGCTGGCCCTGAACTGGGGTGAACGCCTCAGCTTCGTGCTGGGAGATGACCTCTCCATCAAGCGTCTCAAGTTCAGCGAGGACATGCGCGAGCAGAACGACGATGTGACCAGCGAAGATCCGGCCGCCCGCCTGGACGCCGACTTCGCCCTGGTTACCGGCGAGCTCTCACAATTCATCCCGGCCCTGTTTACCGCCCTGGGCGGCGAGGAGGCCCCGCTATGACCGACATCACCATAACCGACACCAAGGAGGTCTGGGTGGTTTACACCAACACCGACCTCACCGAGGGGCGGGGGTATCAGTACCCGATCCACGTCTGCGGATCTCCCGCAACAGCGGAACGCATGGCGATATGCAAGGGCGTCCAGGGGAGCGACGCCAACGTCAGCAAGGAGATCGCCGTGAAGGTGCGCGGCAGTTGGCTGGCGGCGGTGAGCATCATCGAGCCCAACGACGCAGATCGCCGCGCTGACGCGCTCAACGCCGAGCGGCTGCGCGTTATGGACAAGGCCCGGGCTGCCGGCCTGACGGACGACGAAATCAGAATGCTGGGGGATGTATGAGCGAACACACCAAGGGCCTGCTGGCCCTTTTTCGAAACGGCCAATCGGTAGGCGCTGCCGATGGTACCGGCGTCTGCGAAGTCTGGCCACGGGATGAGAGCGGCTTTCCAGACGGCGAAGGCAGGGCCAACGCCCGCCGCATTGTCGCCTGCTGGAATGCCTGCCACGGGCTGCCCACGGACGAGCTGGAGCAGAAGTGGCTGGCGTGCGCCTTCGGCACTCAGCTTCTCCTGCTGGAGCAGCACCGCGACACCCTGCTTGAGGCGCTCAATGGGGTGATGGGCGTGATGAACAACAGCCAGGGCGTGGCCGGTTGGCACCAGAACGGCGCCATTGCCACCTGGGACGAGCTGCTACCGGAGGTGGCCGCCGCCCTCGAATTTGCGGAAGGAGAGAAATCGTGAAGCGATACGACTGCACGTTGAGTGACAAGCGCGGAGCGTTTGGGGATTGCATGGAGGCCCACAGCACCGGGCGCTATGTGCTGTTTTCTGATGTGGAGAAACTGCAGCGACGCATGCAGGAGATGCTGGATAAGAGCAACAGAACCGGCGTGGCAATAGAGCGCGCTATCTCCACCGGCTCTGTGCTGGCCGACCACCCGCTCAAGTCGCGGCTGGAGCTGCTGGCAAACCACCACAAGCGCGAGCTGGCGCTGGCTGATGGCATGGTGGCCATGGCCGACCGCTGCAAGCTGCTGACCGACCTGCTGCGCGAAGCACACCAGCACATCGGCGATTCGATACCGCAGACCATTTCCGAGCACTACCGTGGTTGCGATCTACTTGATCGCATCGACGACCTGCTGGCTGGCCAGTTGCCGGATCCTGCTGTGACAGTAACCGAAACCATCCGCACCGCGCCGGAGCGGATCTGGCTGCAGGTTGGCGACCAGAGCCACTACCACAGCGAGCCATTCCCGAGCGATACCAGTGAGGTGAGTTGGTGCCCTGATTCCGTGACTGGCTGCGAGGTGCCGTATGTGCGGGCGGATTTGGCGGGTAAGGCGCCTGAGCAACATAAAACCAACTGGCCCGACAAGTGCCCCATTACCCGACGCAATTTCTTCATGGAGATCGACGGAGTTCCAACCTATGGCGGCCCATACGACAGCTACACCATCCCTGAAATGCTCGGCACTCCAGAACAGCCATGGCACGAAAGAGAGCTATTTGTTCGTAGATTTGACCATGACGAAGGGCGTTGGGTTGATGATGAAGTCATATCTCAGCGAGTTATCCATGATGGTGTTCTTGATGAGCTGCTCGATTTGAAGGAGCAACAAGCAGATCAGAGCGGCGTGGCGCCGCAAGGAGGTGAGCAGCTCAACAAAAATCCCGCAGCCACTGCTGGGCAACCGGCGCCAACTCTCAACAAGCAGCCATCCCTTACAGGGCAAGTACTTGCCGGGATGGGGGCGGCAACGTTACTGGCTGGGCTTGATAAAGAATCAGCGTCTGACGTGGTGCAACTGATGCTGGAAGCAGCAGAAGCCAAAGGAGGTGAGCCGTGCGATTCCGCGAGCCCATCATCCAGCCCGGACTGACCCGCACCGAAGCCGAAGAGACCCGCGCCAGATACATCCGCATCAACCCCGGCGCCCGGGTCACCATCGACAGCCAACCCGATAACCCCCAGCTCAAGACCCTGATAGCCCACCTCCCCGTCCTGCCCCTCAGGCAGGTGCTGGCGCCGGGCTTTATCGGGTACCGCGGCTGGCGATGCTAATCAATCTTTATAAAGGATTCGAATCAAACATGAACATCAATCTGAAGGGAAGCCGGACGCAAGTAACTATCGGCGGCAGAACATTCACTGGGCGCAGCGTCTCCATCGTCAACGGCAAGGTTATCGTCGATGGTAAGGAACAGGATGGTCAGCTGGTCGGCCCTGTATCTGTCACCGTCAATGGTGATGTCGATGTGGTGGACAACCCGACCGGCACGGTAACGGTAACTGGTGCGGTCGGGTCCGTCAAAACTATGTCCGGCGATGTGCACTGCAAGGATGTGTCTGGCTCAGTCTCCACCATGTCAGGTGACGTCACCTGCGGCACCATTGGCGGATCCGCTTCTACCATGACCGGCGACATCAATCGCCGCTAACCAGAGCCCCGGCCAGTCCGGGGCTTCCAATTCAAGGACTCGCCATGGCGAAAATCTACATAGCCGGGCCTATGTCAGGCCTGCCGAACTTCAACCGCGACGCCTTCAATGCCGAGGCGCACCGCCTGCTTGGCCTGGGCCATGTGGCCCTAAACCCGGCGATCCTGCCGGATGGGCTGGAGCAACACGAGTACATGGCCATCTGCATCGAAATGGTCAAGATGGCCGATCAGTTGGTCATGCTGCCTGGCTGGGAGCGCAGCGCCGGTGCCAGAGCAGAGCACGCCCTGGCCATCAAGCTCGGCAAGCCGGTGATCCTCACCTCAATCCCACACGAGGAGGCTGCATGAAGCCACGCATCGAGAAGAAGCTGAGCAAGAAGCTCCACGCCATCCTGGGCAACCTGCTGGGTGAGGTCTGGATCGACAACGAGCTGGAGCTGCACCAGCCGCACTGGCGTTGGCGTAACGGCGACGACCGCCCGCCTCTCACCGGCAACCAGGAGCGTCAGAACCGCCAGATGCGGGTCAGCGTGAACCATATGCCGAGCATCGGCGGCGGTCTGGATTACTGGGGCGAGGGTGAGGACTGGCATTCACTTCTGTATGTCGCAAAAGATGTGCTCTTGTGGCACTTCGGCAAGGCTGATGAAGTTGTCCCTGGTCAGGATCCTGACCGCATCAATCCATGGCCAAAACTCAAAGCCAAGATGACCGGGATCTGGCTCATCAAGCACGCCAAGCTCTACGCCCTACAGGAGCGGGCTAAGGAAGCCAAGAAGGCGCGGGAAAAGGCCATCGTTGAGCAACTCAAGGACGATGGGGTAATCCAGTGGAGGGCTGGCGAAGGCTGGGTCGGCGAGTGCGTATGCTGCGAACAGCTCACCCCAATCTATTGCACCCCTGCTGAGTTTGACCCGAATCATCACTACTGCGGCGGCTCGCCGCGCTGCTGCCCATAGGATCAGGCAATGGCCAAACAACAGGTAGCCGGGATCGGGATCCTGGTTCTCAACGAGCGGGCCACCATCGTGGCGGCTTTCCTGGCATAACCATGAGAGGGAGTAGATGATCCACTATCACGGAGGCCCCATAACCCCAGATACTTGCGCGATAAAGGCATGGAAAGGGCGGCATGCCTTCATCAGCTATGCGAATCACCACCAACTTGCACTGGCTTCCGAAATAACCCAGTCGTTTGCACTTGATAATGGCGCGTTCACGTTCTGGAAAACTGGCAGTCCCATTGACTGGTCCGGTTATTACCAGTTCGTTGAGAAGTGGAAGCGCCACCCTCGATTTGATTTCGCCATCATTCCAGATGTGATCGATGGTGGAGAAAAGGGGAATGATGAGCTGTTGGCAGCTTGGCCACATGGAAAGATTACTGGCGCCCCGGTATGGCACATGAATGAAAGCGACGAGCGATTCATCAGATTGTGTCGGCATTACCCTCGAGTGGCCATTGGCAGCTGTGGGGAATATGACATCAAATACCCTAGGAAATGCGTTCAGCGCCTCAAAGATGTGATTCGGCACGTAGTGGACGCTGAAGGTTATCCAATGGCGAAGCTGCATATGCTCCGAGGTCTTAACCAGGCTGTTTTTAAGCACCTCCCATTTTCCAGCGCAGACAGTACAAACGTCGCGCGGAATATCGGCTTAGATAGCGCCTGGAAAGGGACGTATCAGCCTCAGAGCAAAGAGACCCGAGCAGCGATTCTCGTGGAGAGAATAGAGTCTATCAACTCTGCTTCCAAGTTGGTTTATGACCCTGTTTTTGACAAGGTATCAATCCAACTGGCGATGGAGATATAAATAACGGCCCTTCCTTCAATCCACCCGGCGCCCCATTCTCTGGGACAGGAGGGCCACGCCATGCAGCAACTTCAACTGATCATCGACCAGGACAGCCAGCTTCTCAACGAGCTGGTCAGCGCCGTGCGCTCCCCCACCCTCTCACGATCGGCCAAACTCGCCGAGATCGGCCGCATCCTGGCGCACTTCGACCTGCCCATCGAAGCGCCCCGGGTTACCGGTCAGCTCTGGAGCGCCACCGAACTGGGCAAGGAGTTGGGGGTCAGTGCCCAGGCCATAGGCCGGCTGGCCAACCAGCACCAACTCAAACGCCCGGCGTTCGGGGAGTACCGCCTTGACCAGGCGGTCAGCAGCAGGAAGCAGGTGGAATGCTTCCTCTACAACCGAGCGGGCCGGGATGAAATAACCAGACTAATGAGGACCAACAGATGCAGCAATTCGTCTATCCATGTGCCAGGTGGGTGAGGCCGAAACTATTCGCCGAACTGACAGGCATGACAGAAAAAGCCGCCGAAGGACGGCGCTTGAAAGGAGAATGGCCGGAAGGGCGGGTATGGTGCCGAGCCCCGGACAACCAGATTCGTTACAACGTTGCGGAGTATGACAAGTGGGTCGAGTCAAGCATGATGATCTAGTGGCTGGAGTCACTGGATTGGAGGTTCATGGCAAAAAGCTGCGCATCACCTTCACCTATAAACGGGCGCGCTGCCGGGAGGTCCTCGACCTCCCCATCACCAAGGCGAACGTGAAGTTTGCCACCAACAAGCTGGCAACCATCAAGCATGAGATTGCGATCGGCACCTTCAGCTATGCACATCATTTCCCTGACAGTCCTGCACTGACTCGATTTGGAGGAAGCCGGCGAAATGTCACCATTTGGGAGGCCTATCAGGATTTCTGGCGGCTGCACAAACCCATGCTGAAGCCTACCTCTCGTCATGGCTACCCGTTCGCCATTGAGGCGTGCATCAATGTCCTGGGTAAGGACCGACAGGTCTCAACGCTGATGCCCAAGGACATTGAGCTGATCCGCAATGAGCTGCACATCTCACTCAAACCCAACTCCATCGTCACCTACCTTGGGCGATTCAGGCAGTTGCTTCGCTGGTGCGAGAAGAACAACCTTCTTGCGGATGCAGCAAGACTCACGGGAGGAGTGAGGCCCGTCACCACCAGAAAAACCTCACCGGCAGACCCTTTCGAATTTGATGAATACACCCGGCTGCTGGAAGCCTGCTCCCACGAGCAGCAGCGAAACATGATCACCCTTGCTATCTATACTGGCCTTAGAACAGGCGAGCTTAGGGCTCTTGCCTGGGAGGACATCGACCTCGAAAAAGGGGTCATGGTCATCAGCAGGAACATCAGTAACGAATCGGACTATTTCAAACTGCCCAAGACCAACGAGCCCCGGGAGGTTGATTTGCAGCCGCCCGTGATCGCAGCTCTCAGATCACAGATGGCATTGTCGTTCATGCGTGCTGTGGTGCCGGTAGATGTGGACATGAATGGTCGAATCGAGCGCCAGAGCATCAGGCCGGTATTCACGCCTAAGGTGACGGGCCCCCATGTTCCACACGCCAAGGAGTTCTTCACCGCCGCCGGGGTGTCTCATGCCTGGAGCAACATCATGAGGAGAGCCGGGGTAAGATACCGGCGCTTCTATCAACTTAGGCATACGTTTGCTAGTTGGAACCTGACGTCACATGGAAATCTCGCGTATATTGCAGCGCAAATGGGTCACGCTGACCTTGAAATGTTACAATCCGTCTACGGAAAGTGGATCGCCTCGGCGAGCAAATCAGAGGCGGTCAGGATCTGGGAGCAGATGCAATCAAAAGGCCTTTTTGCCCCATTGACGCCCCAAGAAAAAAAGATCCACGAGTAA